AGTTCCACCGATAGAAATCGAGGTGCTACCAAGAGTAAATGTGCTACCACCTGTAGCTATAGATTGCCAAGCGCTACCGTTGTAGAGCTTTAGTGCATTAGTTTGACTATCAAAGTAGATTCGACCACCGCTGGCAGGCGTAATTGCGTTAATTGCAGAGGTAGTTTTACCTTGAATCGATGCATCTTGAAGTTCAAGACCATTTAGATTAATGGGGGTGAGAAAATTACGAGCCATTATTTATTTTCCTATGATAAGTAAGCAAAGCCTGTGGTTTGGAAATCAAAAGTTACAGTTATAGTTGTCGCATTTACGTACTCTATAGTTCCTTCTATAGTGAACCCAGATGCGTCGGTTGTAGTTACATTTGGACGAAAACTCAAATTATGCGTTATACTCCATATATATGATACCGCATTTTGAGTATGGGTATAAGCGATTACTTGGGTCTCACCAGCTGGTCCTTGAGCTCCCTGAGGCCCCGTTGCACCAGTTGCACCTGTAGCACCTGTAGCACCAGTTGCTCCTGTGGCACCTTTTTCTGCAAATAAATCCCACGCTGCGCTAGAGCCTGGTACAACATTAACAACACCATTTTCGCGGCAGACATAGGTGGAACCATTGTAAGTTACTACAAAGTACTCGTTGTAAATTGCTCCTGGAGTGTATGGACCTCGAAAATCAAATCCCTGTCCCTGTGCACCCTGTGCACCTGCTTCACCAGTTTCACCAGTAGGACCAGTCGGGCCGGTCGCACCGGTAGGTCCGGTTGGCCCTGGAATTCCTTGCGGGCCACCAAAACTAACGTCAACTTTGTTTACTTCTTCTTGTACGATGACTTTAGTTACGTCTTTTGGATCTACAATAACTTTATTTGATTTATCTTGAAATTCTACGGCCATTAGCGAGTTACCTCTGCTCTAACCTTAAAGTTGCCTTCAATAAGACGGGTTACCTCACCACCGCCAGAAACTAGTTCTAAATCATAGACATAGAGTCCTGGGGTCAAGGCGGCAGTTACGTTGGCGGCAACTAGAAGATTGACTGTTCCTGCTGCTCCACCAAGAGTTATTCTACTGTTTGCTGTAGTTAGTTCTAGCAGAATGCCGCTAGCATCTGTTGTTTCTCTTACCTGCATTCTGGCTGTGTATCCGGTAAGGTTGTACGCAACTCTAGCCTGATTAGTCCAAGTGATAGTGCGCTTAAATGTCGCACCTTGGTCGCAGGTGATGTTATAAAGTCCAGAGATTGCACAGCTCATAGGGGTCCTTATGATTATTATATGTATCTCCAATTTTACCTCATTTATACAAGTCTAAGTTTTTCATTTTGGTATACTTTAGGTATGAATACACCTTCTTTTTCTGATTTTGGGGGCGAAATTTGGCGTATTCGTAGGTTTGCGGACGAGTCGGATAAGCGTTGGTCTGCATTTAACCCCTCGATAGCCTACTCTCCAGTTGATGGCTATGTTGTTATGTTCCGCTCAAGCAACTATTTTTTGGACCCAAAGATGGGGAATGCTGTTCCAACCATAGATTCTAGGATTAAAAACAGACTTTGGATTGCAAATCTTTCTGATGATTTTCAAGTAATAGAAAGCACTATGCGAGAGATAACGTTTCCCGATCCTGAAATAGAATTTAAGCGTGGGGTTGAGGATGCTCGACTTTATTGGAGAGATGGGGGCTGGGAGTTTAGTGCTGGACTAATTGAAGAGATTTCAGAAATGAAACCTAGGCTAGCCGTATTTAGGATAAATACTTTTAAGTTAGAAGAAAATGTTGGAACTTTTAAAGCTCTACTAAATGACGGTGAACTTCAAAAAGTTGAAAAGAACTGGATGCCTACATACAAAATAAATCCTAAGTTTGATTTTATTTATGGCCCGAATGCAGTCTACAAAATAGGAGTAGGCCCTATAAAAGTTAGAGAGACTTCTCCAGAAATCTCAGATATTCGTGGTGGTGGGTCTCTATGGGAGCTAGATTCTGGCGACTACCTAACAATAGTCCACAAATGTAAGACAACTTTAGTTACTAGATACAATCCAAGACTGTTTGGCGTTGAGACTGTAAAAGTTAGAAGCTACGTTCATTGCTTTGCTAAATATAACTCTGATGGAGTTTTAGTCGGACTATCTGAAGAATTTATTTTTGACGAGGGTGGTATAGAATACGCTTCAGGGCTAGTTGTAAAAGACTCTGATGTTATTGTTTCTTACGGTAAAAAAGATGTTGCCTCTTATCTAGCTAAAATAAAACTATCTAAAGTTTTGGAGATGATTAAAGATGTCTAGTACAGATTTACTTGAAAGACCCGACGCAACTGACGCAGATGATTCAGAGGATTTTGCACATTACGCGGAATCTGCCAAGGTAACAGAGGGGTACATTATGGGAACGCCTGTAGTAGCTCTGTGCGGTAAAGTATTTATACCCTCTAGAGACCCTTTAAAACTAAGGATTTGTCCGATTTGCAAAGAAATCGCTGACGCACTATATTTAAATCGCGAGTAATACTCCCAATTCTTTTTTTGGGGTATACTAGTAAAACATCAAATACTCCCCCTAGAAGAAGGTATAACTACATATGTTCTCATTTAAACTAAATGAAGAGTTCGTAGCGGAGTACAAGCAAAAGGAATCACCTTTCGGATACAAAGATGCCGCTGGCAACTCTGTAGGCGAGATTACATTCTTGCGCACGTACTCACGCAAAAAAGAAGATGGCTCAAAGGAAACTTGGGCCGAAGTGTGTGAACGTGTAACCAACGGCACATACTCGATTCAAAAAGATCACGCAAAGCAGAATCGCTTGCCATGGTCAGATGCTAAGGCTGCTGCCTCAGCGAAAGAGTTTTTTGACTCTCTATTCAATCTAAAGTGGTCTCCTCCAGGTCGTGGACTCTGGGTTATGGGAACTAACATCGTAAACGTTCAGAAGAACTCAGCTGCTCTGCAGAACTGCGCTTTTGTGTCTACTTTGGAAATGACTAAGTCAAACCCGGGTAAGCCTTTTGCATTCCTTATGGAGGCATCTATGCTTGGTGTCGGTGTTGGCTTTGATGACAAGGGTGCGGACAAGAACTTTGAAATCTACACTCCGAGTGCTATTCAGACATACGTTATTCCAGACACTCGTGAGGGTTGGCAGGAAGCAACGGTTGCCTTAATTAACTCCTACCTAAAACCAGAGCAAGCAAGCCTAGAGTTTGACTACAGCGAGATTCGTCCATACGGTGCACCTATTGCAACCTTTGGTGGAACTGCTTCAGGTCCAGACCCGCTGATTGCTTTACACGACAAGATTCGTGAAATCTTCAATGGTCGTGCTGGTCAGCTTTTGACTACAGTTGATATCGCTGACATTGGTAACCTAATCGGTCGCTGTGTAGTTTCAGGAAACGTTCGTCGTTCTGCTGAGCTACTAATCGGTCGCATTGAGGATGACAACTTCCTAAACCTTAAGAACGTTGAGAAGTTCCCTGCTCGTAACTCTTACGATGCTGAGAATCCAGGTTGGGGTTGGATGTCAAACAACTCAGTCATGGTAAACGTTGGAACTGACTTCTCTAAGATTGTTGATGGAATCATCCGCAACGGTGAGCCAGGAGTTATCTGGGAGGACGTATCTAAGGCTTACGGCCGTCTAGGTGACCCAATCAACAACAAGGACCACCGAATCATGGGCTATAACCCTTGTGCAGAGCAGAGCCTTGAAAGCTACGAAATGTGTACTCTTGTTGAGACTTATCTAAACCGTCACGAGACCAAGGAAGACTACCTTCGTACTTTGAAGTTTGCCTACCTATACGCTAAGACTGTAACTCTTCTGCCTACCCACTGGGAAGAGACCAACGCAATCATGCAGAGAAACCGTCGTATCGGAACCTCAATGTCTGGTATCGCTAACTTCGCTGACCGCAAGGGTCTGCCAGAGCTACGTACTTGGATGGACGAGGGCTACGCAGTAGTGAAGAAGTATGACGTTACTTACTCTGAGTGGTTAGGTATTCGTGAGTCAATCAAGACCACAACTGTCAAGCCATCAGGTACTGTATCTATCTTGGCTGGAGAATCTCCGGGCGTTCACTGGACTCCAGGTGGTAAGTTCTTCAACCGTGCGATTCGTTTTGGAAACGATGACCCGATGTTGACTCTGTTTAAGATGGCTAACTACACAGTTGAGCCAGACGTATCTAACCCAGACCACACAACAGTTGTCTACTTCCCAATCAAGTCAATGGCTGAACGTGCAGAACGTGATGTAACTATCTTTGAGAAGATGGCACTTGCTGCGACTGCTCAGCGTTACTGGTCAGACAACTCTGTATCTGTAACAATCTCATTCGACCCTGAGACAGAAGCTCAGCATGTTGAGTCTGTATTGCACATGTACGACGGTCAGTTGAAGACTGTGTCATTCTTGCCTTCAGGCAACATGACCTATCCTCAGATGCCGTACACACAGATTACCGAGGAAGAGTACAACGAGGCAGTGTCTAAGTTGTTCCCTATTTCTCTTGATGGTATCTATCAGGGTCTTGGTATTGATGCTATTGGCGACGCCTATTGTACGACGGACGCATGTGAGATTAAGTTGATTGTGGAGAACCAGAAGTAATGGTAACCGTATACAGCAACCCAAACTGCACTGCGTGTGAGCAGACCAAACGATTTCTTACTGTAAAAGGTATTCCGTTTGAGTCTAAGATGATTTCAGACAGTCCTGAAGTCTTCACTCTTATCGAAGAAAAGGGCTATGCGTCAGCCCCCATCGTTGTGGTGGGGGAGGACAGCTGGTCTGGCTTCCGCCTCGATAAGCTAAGTACCTTGATTTAACAGTACTAGACCCCTGAAAGCCCCTCTTTCGAGAGGGGTTTTCTATTATCCTGTAGAATTAGACTATGCCTACTTATGAATACAAATGCTCGGAACAGCCCGAGGATAAAGAACACATCTACTCTGAGGAGAGGAATATGTCCGACCCTTCCCCAGAAAACCCGATTTGCAAAATAGAGGGGTGTGGTGGTAAACTCGAACGTATATTCACTGCACCTCCGATCCAGTTTAAGGGGATGGGATTTAGCACTAACAAAGCTTGGCGTTAGCCAAGTAGAAAGACGAAATGATTCAACTTAATATAGAAGACTACCCAGACTTTGAAGAGTTTGGAACCCCGCCTTGCGCCGAAACTTTCCCTGATGCGTTTTTCACGGAAGAGAAAAGCGAATCAAACATCTATAGAGATGGCAGGACTATCGTCCAGACTTGGGCTAGGTACGACCACGAAAAAGAGGCTAAAGCCATTTGTGCTGAGTGCCCTTATAAAGTTCGTTGTCTGGAGTACGCCTTGAAGCACTCTGAGCAGGGTATTTGGGGTGGCACCACAGAGCGTGACAGAAGAAGGATTATGACTGCTATAAAGTTGAACTCAAATAGCAGAACCCGTCCTAAGGTATAATAGAGATATGCTCTTGGGAGAGAGGCTAATTAACCCTACTCACCCACGGGAGATATATGAAAACTGCTCTAGTAATTCTTAAAAGAACTATTGCTCTTGTTATTCTAAAGGTCAGTGCCGTTTTGGCAGCTGGTACCATTGGTGGCGTTGAAATCTGGCAGTCAGCACTGATTGCTGCGTTTGTTGGAATTATGGAAGTTGCTGAGTCTTTGGCTCGTGCTTACGTAGTTGATGGCAAACTAGACCACGACGAAATCAACATTGCTTTTGCTAGCTCTGCTGAGGCAGCTTTGGCTGAAAGCAAGAAGCAAGTTAAAGAGTAATAACTAAATAAAAAACCCCTCGGGAAACCGAGGGGATTTTTTTTTTAAACGTCTTGATTTTTTAATATTTTTATTTTTGCCACTGCGTAGTACAGAGGGTTAGCTGAGCTTAGCCCCATGGCTTTTGCAATCTTAGCCAGAGAGATGTTTTCTACTGCATACATGTGGTAGATTGCCTCATGGTATCTTTCTGTATCTCCTGTGGCTTGAATAGATTTTAGGGTCTCTGCTCTACGAACAATCATAGAGTCTGTAGCCTTACTACTCTTTCCCTTAGGTTGAGCTGGTATTTCTGCAGTGATTATTCTTCTTCGTATACCAGCATAGGTAACACCCAAGTTGCTCGCTAGTTGTAGCAAGCTTCCGCCCTTTGAGTAAAACTCGACTAGTAGTCTTGTGTATTCTCGGCTGGCGTCGTGCTGTGGTGAGCTAGTAGCCCTTGATCCATAAGCACGTTTGGCTAATGGAAGTAGTGGCCTAAGTAGCTCGGCGTATTCATTAAGTAATTCGTCTTTCATAGTTCTCCTTGTCTTGATTATACCAAGTATATAATTAATTATGCGTGTTTTTCAAAAATCACTTAAAAATTTTTTTTGTGCTAAACTTTTGAATACAGACAGATAAGGATTATAATGGCAAAAGGTAAAGGTGGCGCAAAGCCAGCTCCAGAAGTAAAAAGCTCCGGCAGACAGAACGGTAAGGCTTGGAAAAAGCACCCTAAGGTCTGGGACCCTATTAAGCGTCGTTTGGTCGCTGGTGAGCCTAATAAGGGCTAATCGGCAGCTCTAATATTCTGGTACCATATATCTATGGGATATACAGGTAAAAAGAAACGCGACTACCAGCTCGCTTTTGTCACTAAGCGTAAGGCTGAGTGGATTAAGTCTAAGGGCGGTAAGTGCGTCAAGTGTGGGTCTACTAGTAGCCTAGAAGTTGATCACAAGGATCAAGACAATAAAACATTCAACCCTCGTGACATCTGGTCTCGTAGCGAAGAAGTTCGCAAGCGTGAGCTAAAGAACTGTCAAGTTATGTGCGAATCCTGTCACGAAAAGAAGACAGCCCTACAAAACAGCAAGACTGGTGAAGCGGCTATTATTGCCTGCGGTACTCCTGAAAAGTTTGAGTTCGGTTGCCGTTGTTTTGAATGTCGAGAAGAGCACGTGTTTAGTTGGCGTGACTCCAATAAATCTGATACAATCTAGATATAACTAAATAGCAACACCAAGGGGATGCCCGGTTTCGACTGGCAGACTTTAATATAGTGAAGCAAGCAGAGATGACAGTGCCTCTTGAATCTGTTAAAACAATAAATGCTAATACATCTGCATACGCTCTAGCCGCGTGATTTAATCACAACGCTTAGGCCCCTGACAAAGCACTAGTTCTAGGTGGGCAGTCAGGTTTTAAATAAATAGAACAACTTAGCAACAGGGCCAAGTTCTCTAGCCTGGAATAGGGAGCAGTCTGACGGTCTGGTAGGTCATACGTCAGTCATAGATAAACTACCTAAGCTTGTAGAAGAATATATAAACCTGTTAGGACGGGGGTTCGACTCCCCCCATCTCCACTGCCACGGTATGGCAACTAGCCGTGGATAACTCCGCCCGTTGTTTCGTCATCGGGAGTAGTTGCAGGACTGTGCTACATGACTATGGTACAAGGAACTACATCTCAGAGTCTACTTATCACGAACTTGTGGCTCTGGTAACAGACTCAGTATACTGATAAATTTTCGGGGAATAGAAAGCCTTGGAATCAAATAAAAATAGGAGAAATAAATGAATACAGATAAGTTACAAAAAGTAATACGCAGGACTGGAATTGTTTTAGGACTAATTCCACTAGTAGCAATTAGCACAGTCTATGTTTTAGCAGGTTTCAATGTCAACTCTCACGCAGCAGTGAATGATGCTGCGAAGGTTATGATGTTTGTTGCTGCTTATAGTTTGCCACTTTTGCCGATTGCTATTACTCTAGGTCTTTTTGATTTAGGTATTGCCATCTCTAAGAGAAAGACTAAATAAACTTTAGGACTGTGCTACTTGACCATTGTGAATATAGTAGCGAGAGGTACTCCGTAGAGAGTTTCCGAGGTGCAATTCCTCGCAGTCCACGCTTGTAGACAAAAGAGCGTAAAGCGGTCTGCCCGTCCTAGGCAACGGAATCTCTAAGGACTGGCGTAGCCAAGGTGCTACGAGTCGACGCAGAAGTAGTAGTCGGTAGTGCAAATCTACACAGTCCACAAAAGGCTCTTTACTGCTGAGTCCACAAAACCAACCAGCAGAGCGTAAGCTTGAGACGACTCGTAAGAGTGGGAACCTCTGAAGCCAAGGTCCAAACTTGGTGGAAGTCAGTACTAGGTCTGCCAAACTTATGGGGCGGTTATATAAGTTCCGTTGATGTACATTCTGCTAGCAGTAGTAAATGTTACTGGAGTGCCTTGAACAAGAAGACTTTCAATAAGTGGCTTTGGATTGGCTGTTGTTTCTTTCAGCCAGTGAAGGTCCATAGTTTGAGAATCTGGTAAATGGTCAGCAACCATCTGAACGTGGCCGTTCAGTTCGTCTGGTGGTTGAGATGGGTCGACCCAAGACCAAGCGGAGAAGTGATTAGCAGTCGAAGCAAGTGGTGCAAAAGGTAGGTCTACCTTAAACTGTCCTGTACCAAAGTTAGTAACTGTAGTCAGATTTACTATGATATTGAAAGTTACCATCTGTCCGTACTTTACATAGTATGAGTTGTAGGTAGGGTAGGTCAATCCTGTGCCTGTAAAGGTAAGACCTGTTGCTTGGAAGATTGGGGAGAATCTAACTGCTGTAGATATTTCTCCAGCATCTCCGATGTCAGAAATAGTGGCATAGCGATTAGGCTCGGTGATGGAGTCCTTATACATTGCACCAGCAACGGTTACAATGATATCTTCATCTGGTGAGACGATTCTGTCTGTTACTATTTTATACTCTGTTGTTGAGTTAGACGCCACGAGGTGCTCCAATGGTTAGTTGCTAAAGTTCACTTTATACTATTTTCTCACAGTTCTGGATTATCTATATAAATAGGGGCAAAAAAGCTAGTGTAGACTGTCCCTATTCTTTAAAATATGGAGACAGAATGAAAAAAATACTAGCACTAACAGGAGCTGCCCTGCTTGCAGTAAGCCTAACTGGATGTGTAGGTCAGTTTGATGCATTTCAAAAAGCCTACGACACCTGCCTTACTCCAACTGGAATTACCGTATCCGATGGAGGAAAAACCCTCATTATCAATGGTCAGGGAGAAGACAGTTATGGTGCCACCATCTATGACACCGCCTGTGTACTGAGTGCAGTTGGGACCCCTACATACATTCTTAGCAACATGGAGACTACAAACTCTCTAATGGGCAGACAGTCAGACACCTTTGATGGCATCGACGTTTCTTGGTCTTACCACCCAGACAACGGCCTAGATGTGGTACTAAACAAAAAGTAAAATGACTGAGCTTCCTAATAAGAAGTACGATGTTGTTTTGATGGACCCTCCATGGTCTTACCATGGTGCCCAAGACAAGATGGGTGCGGCTGCAAAGTTCTACCCAACCATGCCTGACGAAGATTTAATGGCGATGGATATACAGGGTATTTTAAACAAGCGTGCTGTTGTGTTTATGTGGGTGACATCGCCTCGCTTAGACTTTGCTATCGATCTTCTTCGAGCATGGGGACTTACATACAGAGGAGTTGCGTTTACATGGGTGAAGACAAAGAAAGACAATCTAACACCAATGGGCGCAAAAGGCGTCCGCCCGAGCATCGTAAAACCGACAACGGAGTTTGTTATTGTTGCTTCAAACGTTACGAAGGGCCGACCCCTACCCCTTGCGGACGAGGGTGTTCCCCATGTGGTTCTTGCTGCAGTAATGGAGCACTCCAGGAAGCCAGACGAAATCCACCGAAGGATTGAACGTCTCTATCCTGAAATGACTAAGTTAGAGATGTTTGCTAGGCGTCCGATGGATGGCTGGGACGTCTGGGGAAACGAAGTTTAGACTCAGGTTGCGTAAACGCACAAACATCTGGTAGAGTGTAGCTATGCCAAAACTACCAGAAACTATAAAGATCGGTGCCCAAGAGTTCACCATCGCTCAGCGTTCTAAAAAAGAAGACGGAATGCTCAATGATGGAGCTTATGGCTACACCCTTGAAACAGAAAACCTAATCGTCATAGACGCAGATATTCATGTGTCCAAGAAGAAGGTGACTGTTATCCACGAGATTATGCACGCCATTAGGCTTATAAATGACTCTCCAATTAAGCCTAAAAAAGAAGATGAGTTTGAGGACGTCGAGCACTACTTTATAAGTATGTGGGAAGCTAATCTGATTCAAGTACTGAGAGACAACCCTAAACTAAAGAATTGGATATTTGACGATGAAAAATGAGCAAGCAGAGCTACTAGCAAAGGTAGAAGAAATAGAGGAAAGAATCGATATTCAAATCCTTACCCTGCAAGTAATTAGAACTCACCTAGACGAACTATCAGCGCGCTTAGAGCGTATGAGACAAGACCTTGTATAAACTTAGGTTTAAGTTTAGACACCCCTTTTACAGCCCTTTATCTGTACAAAATGATACATTATATAATAAAGCGACGTCTAGAGGGTAGCTACTGTGCAAGACAAAGAGATTGAGGAAGTCCTAAGAAAGATTAGGTACGACCGCCAGATGCAAAGGAAACGTTTGTACGAGCAAGCTAAGCGAGCCGACAGAAAGCAAAAGAATGCACCCGAGAAAAAGACAAAGCTTCTCTAGTAAGCGTGAGGGCTGGGAGATTAAAAAGCTCCGATGCGCGACGTGCATGAGGTGGATTAAAGATGGGGAGTGGGATAACTACCCATTCGACGTCGTTCTGTTCTGCTCAGATGATTGTAGCCTTTTATACATAAACGCCGAAGAAGAAGATATTGTTTATTAGACTTGACAAATGTCATCGACGTCAGTAAGGTTAGAGCATGAAAGAACCTTTTTGCAATGAATGTGGCGAAACTATCGCCAGTAATATGCCTAAGTACCCAACTACACATTGGGGGGACTTTTGCAGCCTAGATCATTTGAATACGTTTATGGACGAAGTTAAGAAGGCTGGGATAAGACCTAGTCTTTGGGAAGGTGAGGAGCCAGATATTGTTTACTAGAGTGAAAATGAAGTACAAGGGTGAGACTCTTGACTGCACTAACTTCTTTAGTCTTAGTGCCACTGATCAAGATAGATACCAGAACTCCAAGGGCGATGAAAAAATGATACTCTTGGTACACCTATTTAGATCTTCACTATTTGGTATGGACCAGATGAGATTTGATACCCTTAGTGGGTTCGAAAAGCTAGAGTTATCTGGTGTTTGGTATAAGCGGTCAGAACTGATAGTCTTGAATAAGGAGGAGGACAACATTGTCTATTGATGAAGTAGAAGTTTCACACTCAGGAGTCTTTAAGTATAGACTCAAGAACTACTACAGTATTCCTAGCTATGATAGGGACCTGTGGGAGAGCAATAAGGATAGTCCTAGAGACCCTCATGGAACTTCTAGGATACTTATTCACCTTTTTAATAACAACATCCTTGACCAGTATGGTCAGACTGACTACTTAACTTTGACTCATGGGGTTCAGTGGGACCTTGCTGAGCGTTGGGTTAAAAAGTCTGGATTAGCACCTAGAGAAGAGCCAGACGTTGTCTACTAAGGAACGTTGCATCAAGTGTAACGCTACGCTTAAGAAAAAAGATTATGGGTATGGGTGGTCATTTACTGATGATGGACAGGCTTACCATAGATACAAGTGTTTATACCCGGGGCAGGAGCGCGTAATTGTCTACTGAGAACTACATCTGTGCAACCTGCGGTCTTAAGGTTCCTGAAAAACCCCTTGCAATAACCAGTGGTGGAGCTGTAAACATCGAGCTTTGGAGTGGTGGGGTCAATGGTCAGTATGCTAGACACGTTTGGCCGGAGGGCTGTGATGCTGCTAGAAAGCGTCATGGTATGGTCGAAGAGCCAAACCTAGTATACTGAATGTATGAAACTCGGTATCGTAATCCCTTGGCGTCAACAGCCATCTAGAATAGCTGCATTCCATAGAACAGTTGAAGAAATCTCTAACGACTTTCCGGATGCAAGCATCTACTTCTCTGACACTGACTCAGAGCGATTCAACCTATCTGCTAGCCGGAACCGTGGGTGTAGGTTTGCAATCAAGGATGGCTGTGACATCATGCTAGTTCTAGATGCAGACACCCTGCTAGAAAAAGAAGCCGTAGAGAACTCTATTCGAGTTGCCTATGAGTTAGATATAGTAAGTCTTCCTTATGTGGTGTGGAACAGTCTTGATACAGAATTGTCGACGTCCCTATTAAATAAAGAACTGCTTGCAGAAGACCTCCGTAAAGGTAGTTTTGGAACTATAAGTCGGGTTCATATTGGGGGAGCTTATGTCTTGACAGCGTCGACGTTCCTAAGGTTAAACGGATGGGACGAACGATTTGTAGGGTGGGGGTTTGAGGACAATGCGTTTGAGGCTGCTCACAAGGTTTTGTTGGATCGAGGATTCCACAGGTCTGCTGGTCATGCGATTACGTTTGACCACGAGGACAGGGACCAAGATAACATAGAGGGTAATCGTCAACGTTTTTATGAATACACACAGAAGTCAAAGGCTGAGATGCTTGAGCTTGTAAGTGGGAACAATGAGTGATGAAGAGTCCAGAGTTGTTTGGTTGGCTGGGGAGGAATATGGTCGACGTCAGGAAAGAAAAAGAATCATTGAGGAACTTGACAAACTTGCATGTAATAATGCATACTGTAGAGGTGCGAAAGTAATGCGAACCCATGCGAGTTGCAGAGCTGTTCGTGAGCATATCGAACTAATAGAAAGAATGACGTAATGAGTAAGTGGATTACTGTTGAAGACTCCCTAAAGGGTAGAGCTCGTGCTGTTGAGCGTGAGCAAGAACGCATTATCAAACTTCTAGAGGAACTCAAGGAGTTTTGGTCAGAAAAAATGACTCTTGAATATGGCGAAGCAGCAATGATTAATGTGGATGAAGCAATTGCTCTTATCAAGAGGAAGCCTAATGAATGACAAGATGAGTAAGAAAGAGCTTCTAGTCTTTGCTGGTATTGTTGTTGCAATGCTCGGGTCTCTGGTTTATGGGTTCTTTGTAGTGGGTGTAGGTAAGATGCCTGCTGAGCCGACGTCCCTAAGTTGTTGGGACAAATACAAAGACACGTACCTTGGTGAAAAGGTAATGGAAATCTGTGATGGAGAGGGCAATGAATAAAGAGTTGAAGATGTTGCTAATATCTATCGCAGCTCTTGCGTTGGTGCTTCTATTTGTGAATGCTATTGATTCGCAGAACTGCGAGACAGTTGAATATCAGAACTTGAGTGGAGCTCACTCAGAAAGAGTATGCGAATGGGAAAAATGAGATTTAATAAGGATGCCCTAGTTGGGCTATTGTTTTGGTTAGGTTATAGTGAAGTAATGGTTACCGTTGCATCGCTGTGGCTTAGTTGGAACTGGTGGTACTTACAGCCGGTGGCTGTTGTGATTGCTGGGTTTATGTTTGCCCTTACTGCTGGTAGTCAAACAAAAGATAACTGAAAGTGAAAGCTCCGGTGGGAGTTTTCTAAAACTATGTTATACTTCAAGTGTGCTGCATGGCACTAGACATAGTTATGTTGACTCCTTTCGCTGGGAAACCCTCGGGCTTCGGTCCGGGGGTTTTCTGTTATTATGACTATATGATTAAAGGTTTCCGCACAGACGTTGCTATTGTCGTCCCATGGCGGAGTACGCCTGAGCGTGAACATTCGTTTGAACTTGCTTGGAGATTTAATAGCGTCACTTTTGCTGACTTCAAGATCTACTTTTCGGATAGTGTTGGGGAAAGATTCAATGTGTCTGAGGCTCGGAACCGTGGGTGTATTCAGGCGATTGAGGACGGGTTTAGGCTATTGATTGTCTTAGACGCTGACACCATCTTTGAGCGAAGCTCTATCGTCGACGTCCTTAAGGTTATAGCAGAGAAGGACGTTATCTCATATGTGTACACAAACTCTATGGAACCTAATCTGGTTGTGTGTGAGTGGTTGGATAAAGGGGAGATAGGGTTGGAGGATATGGGGGAGCATGTGAGTTCAACGTTGGGGCATATTGGTAGTGGGTGGGCTATGAGTAGTGAGATGTTTTGGAAGATGAATGGGTGGGATGAGAACTTTAAGGGCTGGGGGTTTGAAGATACAGCTTTCAATAAAGCATACGAGATTCTACATGGTAGTTCAATGCTACGAGCTCCGGGAAACTGTTATAGGTTGTACCATCTAACAAGGGACATTGTGGAGTTCAGTAACAACATGCGCAGGTATGAGACTTACTATGATGCCTTAGAAGTTGGGGCTGAGGAAATACGCAGTGTAATAGCTGAGAACATGGTACATCGGGGTTTGGGCTTATAACAATTTGGTGACTCAATTTGACAAGAGTGGTCGACGTCAGTAAGGTATGAGTATGCAAACATTTCTACCGTACAAAGACTTCGAGAAGTCAGCTGAGGTTCTAGATAATAAGCGCCTCAACAAGCAAATCCTTGAGGGATACCAAATCCTCAACGTCCTTAGTAACGACGACCCTAAAGCCGGATGGCGCAATCACCCTGCAGTAAAGATGTGGAGGGGTCACGAAAAAGCTCTCCTGTCTTACGTGATGGCTTGCGTTGATGAGGCAAACAAACGTGGCATAAAGACAGAGAACAATGTTGCCAACATCAAAGCTCTGTTCAACGCTAAAGTCGAATCATGGGGTGATGGGCTACCTAACTGGTTCCATGACCACGAGAAGAGTTTTAGAGTCATGGCTACACACAAAGCAAACCTTTACAAAAAAGATCCAGTTTATTACTTCCAGTTCTTTGAATCATTGGAGGACCCAGACAACAAACCTTGTTGCGAGAAGTGCAACTACTTTTGGGTAACGCACATTGCCTAAATAAAGAAGAACCCCCCTACCGCATTGGTGGGGGGTTTTTCTCTGCCGGTCAGGTTTATTATGTGTGTATAATGGACACCTTTATCTCCGGGCTAGCTTATTACGCCTTCTTGGTAGGCACAACTTTCTTTACTGCTGTGGCAACCTTGGCTGCAACAGACTTCTTAGGAGCTGCTGAGAACAATGGTAGTGGGTCAACAAGCTTCTCAAATGGTGCTAGGTGAGCATCTACACCTGAGAACTTAGGTCCCATCTGTGCAACAGTCATGTGGAGGTGGGCCCCGGTTGACGCGCTGCCGCTTGGTGTGTTTCTTCCGCCACCAACAAGACCTAGAACAGTCTGTCCTCCAACAACCTTGTCACCCTTCTTTAGGGTTGACTCCTTTGCTAGGTGTGCGTATAGAATCCAATACTTGCCATCTGCTGATGAGTGTACGATGCAGTGACCTAGAACGTCAGTCCAGAACACCTTTCCTACAGTTCCATCGCAGATTGCCTTGATTGGTGAGTTCTCTTTTGGTGCCCAGTCTTGTCCTCTGTGTGGACGTCCGTTGCGGTATGGTGCTAGATTACCAAGCTCGTCGCCACGAGTCTTTGGTGGGAATGGTTCGAAGTACTGAATTTCTTTTGACACTTAGGTCTCCTTATAAGTTTAAGTTACAATCAATTTTACAGCTATTTGCTGTTTGCGAGTTGAGACTTAGCGTAGGCGTCTCGGTACGCATGGGTATATCTACGCTGGTAACTGGTGCAGATGTCCATATTGTAAATGCGTGGACGTCCCTTGATATACTCTCTCCAGCTTTCTAAAGCAAGGGGCGTAATGTCCTTTTGCTTTAGGGAGTAATAGTGCTTTAGATATGAGAACATTATTCTTTGTCCTCGTCTTTGTCTCGACGTAGAGGGTATGTGATGACCCAGATAGCAAGAGTGATGACGATGAGATTCCCTGTCAACTCCTTAGCTGAGCCCTCTAGTACAAGCCAAGCAACAGCCATTCCAAGGAGTGTCCATGCTTGCTCAATGATGTCTTTTACTAGTCCTACTAAGAACTTCTTCATATTATTTACCTATTCTTCTAGATCCACCAGATGGGGCGGAGGCTGTGGCGGCAGCGGCTGCTGCACTTTGGATAGCTGCTCCAGCGGCGACAACCGTTGCTACAACTACTTTTTCTGACTCTTCACGAACCTGTGGTGACATATCGGCACCTGCGTTTCCTAGGAAGTTCAGAACTTCTACTGCACCTGCAAGACCTGGAATGGCTGCAAGTTCTGCTGGCAGTTCAATGTCGTCCTGCTCTGCTGCAAGGTAGAGGGCGTCAAGAGCCTGTTCATACTCTGGGGAGCCTTCTACTGCTGTCTCAAAGGCTACAAGGGCTGCTTCTACAAGTTGGGTGGCTTGCTCTGGAGTCAGCTCTGTAGGGTCTACAGCGTTGATGTCGACGTCCATAAGGTTCTCAATAATGGCAGGAATCTCCGCTGAACCCTGTTCTGGTTCTGGTTCTGGTTCTGGTTCTGGTTCAGGCTCTTTGTTTAGGATTTCGTTGGCTGCGTCAATGAGGGGTTGGATTCTGGAGGAGAGGAGCTGGGCATTTTGGAATGAAGCTTCGTTTAAAGTTCTAGTCTCTTGCTCTTCAGCTTCTGCATCTGTCTTTGCTTGGGTGCTGGTGTCAACTAGAGTCTGGGCTTCGAGGGTTGCTTGCTGAGCTGAGGAGTGAGTAAGTTGTGACGAAGCTTCGTTAGAAGTTGCTATCTCTAGCTCTGTGCTCGCTTTATTATATTCTTCTTGCTGGGCATCTAGAATAATCTTATTAGAGGCAACTTCCAACGAAAGGGTTTCGTTTAAAGTTTGAGCTGCTTGACTTTCTTGAAGCTCTGCGTTATAGTATTCGGCTGCTGTCTGGAGCTGGGATTCAGCTGCATCTAGGTTAGAACGAGCTTCGTTTAAAGTTTCTTGAGCTGAGTTAAGAGCTGGAAGCAAAGTAGGGTCTTTGATTAGTGGGGCTGTTGGTTGACCTAAGTAAGAGATGGTTCCAGTGATGTGCTTGTACCAACCGCCGCAAGGGTCGCCCCAGACTGAGTTATTGGCAGAGATGGTTATCTGGTTGCCTTGTAGGTTTGGTTGGATGTCAACGCCACACTCTGGGCGGCCTTTAGCCTCGTAGCGTAGTTTGCTGGAAACAAATACTGCACCTTCTGGGGCTGTATAAGTTGCCTGTCCGCCTTCGTTGATTTGGACGTCGATGGTGCCCTCGGTTAGTAGGGGTTCAGTCGTGTAGTAGGTCTCATAGGTATAATAAGTTTCTTCCTCGTAAGTGATAACTTCTTCATAGGTTGTTTCAGTTACATACTCTCCGTGAGTAACTTGTAGTACTGGATTTTTCACACGAGGTCCATACATTCCATACCAAAAACCGTGGTCTATTCCAGAGAATGAAACAGTTATGTAAGAAACAGGTCCTGTGACTGTGAGGGTTACACTTCTATTTGTCCAGTCATGTGCTGTTCTTGTGTTGGTGTATGTAGCGGTTCCAACTGGGTTTCGGTTGATGTCCTCTGCTGTGACAGTCATTGAGTAACTGTCCGCAGTCCAGTCGCTGAACCAGTCCGCAGATAAAGTAAGAGTTGCGTTGTTGAAAGGTCCAGAATAAAGACCTTGGCTGACTGTTTGGTCCATATAAGAGAAGGTAATCTCTCCATCGTACATACCGGGCTGTGAGCCTTGCCACCCCCAGTAAACTCCGCTCCAACCATCTGTGGTGGTTAGTGTTGGGTTAGGCAGTAGGTTTGGGATTACCTGCTCTTGGAAAGAGGTAGTTGTGGTTGGGACAAGTGTGCGAACTTCTACTTGTCTAGTATTTAGAACTGTGCGAATATGCTCCTTCTGATAAGTAGGTGGTGTCCAGTTTGGGTCTGGTATCAGATTGGTGTCGTAGTCCTGCTGTGCCTGCTGTAAGGTTTGCTCTGCTTCTGCTAAAGATTGTGCTGCTGTGCTGGCTTCTGCTTGACGTTCATTTAAAGTTAGGAGTGCCTGGGCTGTGACTTCTTGCTGGTGCGTCAGAGATGCGTCAGAGAGTTCCTTTTTGGTTACAGATTCGTTGTAGGTTGTTTTTGCCTGGGAAAGTGACGCGTCAGATGACGCCTTTGCTTGTTCCTTGGCTACTTTGTCTGCTGTGGCTTGGTCTAGGGTGTCTTTGGCGTTCTGCTCTGCTGTTTGGGCAGTTAGAAGTGAGGTTTCGGCAGTCTGGAGGCTGTTTAGAGCAGTTTGGAGAGAGAATTGAGCGTTTTTTAATGCTGTGAGGGCATTTTCGGCAGTAGTTATCCTCTTTTTGAGGTCTAGGATGCTGTTTTCGACGTCAGTAATGGCTTTAGAGGCAGAGGGGGTGTTTAGAGGGTCTTTAGCGTCGGAAATGAGGAGTGTTTTGAGTTGATTTTCGAAGTTTGATAGTGTAGACTTTAGGGTGTTCAAATCTTCTATGGAAGGAAGTAAAGATGCAGGTCGTAATAAATCTCGATAGCTTCTGGGTAGGCTTTTTGGCTGGTTTAGTAGCGTTGACTGTTTTAGGGATGGTGTTGAATGTCCGTACGTTGCGGAAGACAAAGCAAGAGACGACTTCTCAAAAGAAGAAGTAGCTGCTTCAGCCATACAGATAGGCAGAAAAACAAAAAGGGCCGTTGTACCTAACAGCGGTCCTTTTTTAATGGTCTTTTTAGACTTAGTGTTACGGTGCTCTCCCACACCCTTACGAGGGCGTGACACGGTAGAAATCCTTTGGCTAGATGTTCGGTTCTACATCTATTTTACCACAGATCGTTGAGCCGGACGTAGATTGTGGCTCCAAGAGTGAACACAAGAATACCAATTGCAAAAACTAATCCACCTAAAAAGAAGGTGTGGTCATAGCACCAAGCGATTCCGTAGAGAGGTAGATGGATGTAAATAAATGATGGACATGCTCCCGCTTGGAACGCTTTTGTTAGTATCGGGGACGTCGCTAAGGACAGAATTATCAGAAAAATGGACAAAAACTCTAAAGACACGTAAAACTCCTTTTATAACTGTTAGTGCAATACTAGCACAAAATAGGAAAAATAAAAACCTAAAACGAGATAGTATCCGGAAAATGGTAATTTGGAGATACTATACAGAAATAGGAAAAATATTTACCCAAAACGAGATAGTATGTACAACCTATGTCAACTTATATATGAATGTCAACTTATTTTCCTATACGCGTGTGCGCGTGTGTATAGGGGTCCCGAAAATTAAGTCGACATTCATCCAAAAGTTGACATTCATAAATATTAGTTGAAATACGAAAAAGTGTGCTAGAGTGTGGATATGGAAAATATAACTAACCCTTACGAGTTTTTGGACTTCGGAATTGAAGATTCAAAAGCAGCTGAAGAAAAGATTGCAAGTCAAGGTCGAAGCGACCGAGATAAGAGAATCTGCGCATGTGGACATCCAATGGCTAGACATTGGACCGAACACGGAAAAACATTATGTAAGCCATCGAAGATGGAATGCCCTTGTAGGTTTGAAAGTCACAGAGCAGTTTTGTTGGCTGGAGATGCCAGAAAGTTCCTGAGAAAGACAGAAGGTCCCGGACCTGAACATGCTCTTGCTCGTGGTATCCTAGCTTCAATAGAATCTGGATCTGATGTAGAGTGGCTAGTCGAGATGGTTTGTGATTTCTGTGGGGAGCATTCCCAACTAAGTCCAGTACCAGTTACATCATCTAGGTCTGTCGAGTTTAAGGCAACAGGGTACGACGCTTTGTTGTGTAGGAAGTGTAGAGGACTTTGAGTAAAGGCAAATACGAAAGATTAATAACATGCCCAGGATGTCATGGGGAGGGTTCTGAATGGGACCCACACCTAAAGGACTACACCATAGATTGCCAAACCTGCGTAGGTGAAGGACAGATTTGTGGAGAGTGCTACCTGAATGTTGACAGTTGTCAAGGTGAGGGTATATGCTGGGACCAAGACCCAGAAGATTTATTTGACCCAACGGAGGAGTATTAAAATGGCTAAGCGAAAAGAGCTAACAAAGAAACAAAAAGAAATGATTGACAAGGCTTTTCAAGAAGTCGATAAAGTCTATGTCGAGACAGAGTTCGGTCCAATTGGATTAATCTCACTAGACGAAATGCCAATGCAACAGATGAAGAAGTTTATGACCTCTCCGGGGGAACAGCGCATGACACACATGTTCGATTTTCTTCAAATATGCCTAGTAGACCCAACCGATTGGGATAGGATATCCTCATTGCCAGTTAAAAAGATAAATAGGATTATCCAACAATGGATGGCTGGTAGTGATTCAGACTCAAAGGAGGAGTAGGACCTTGGAAAACGAAGAGCAGTGGGTAGAGTGTGAAGTCTGCGAAGGTGCAGGACAAGTAGAGAACATGAGCTACGACCCAAACCACGACTGTGCGTTTAGATATGATTGCGACTGCGATGATGCAAAGGATTTCTTTTTATGTAATCCTTGCGATGGAGAAGGATGGGTCGAAAACCTAGATGATTAAAGCAACACTTGTATTTGGCTTAGAGTCAAATGCATACAAAAAGACGATTACGGAAATAGACGGAAAAGAAACCACCCTGTGGAATGCCAGTATGGACAGAGACCTGTTGAGTGATGCAACTGAAATCATGTACGAAGTCATTGCCGAAAACTACCCAACCTCAAACTTCTATGTTGAGTGGGTCATGGGTGAAGACAACCTCAAAGAGTATTCCCCAGAGGGAAGGCCTATGACTAAATACACAGTCGTTCTATTCGATGAAGATTTATCTGGCACTTGGAATATGAAAAACATCAAGTCCATCGAGAATCAACTAAACGAAACTTTCCGAAACAAGTTTGTCTATGCCTTTGGTGATATCGACCTAGACTACCCTGATGGAGTGTGGTGCAATGCTTGTACAAAAGATTCAAGCAGAACACAATGCACCAACTGTGGTGGAGAAAAAATCATCACTTACGAAAGTCTCTTAAATGACTAAACCGCATTATGATGTTTTGATTGCGACCCCTGCTCCAAACTTCCACCCTCAGTATGTGGAAAGTTTAGTTGACACTATCCGGTGGTTGGAGTCCAATGGGAAAACCTATAAGTTCCTAACTAAGCAAAGTTCATTCATCCCAAGTGGCAGAGAGCTAACCGCTTTAGACCAATACGAAAATGATTGGGATACCAGAGAAGTTGGTGCGGGTAAATATACCTATGGCAAAATCTTCTGGATTGATTCTGATATCTCTTGGGATGTCGAGATGTTCCAAAAAGTCCTAGAGTCTGATTTAGATATCTTGGGTGGTCTCTACCAGACGAACCCGAATGGTCAGGTTGCCTGTGCAAACTTTGACAGCAAGGGTAGACCCACCCTAGTCAAAGAATCTGATTTCTTCATGCAAGATGAACCTGTCGAAGTCTTTGGGATTGGCTTTGGATTTATCGCCATGAAGTCTGGTGTCTTTGAGAATATGGACAGACCTTGGTTTCGGATTAGAGGCGTTCAATGGGATGGCTTAGATTTCGAGTGCAATATTGGTGAGGACTACTCGTGGTGTATGAATGCCCGAAACAATGGTTTCCGTGTTATGCTGGACCCAACAGTTAGAGTGAAACATCACAAAGAGATTATCTACGAATTGAGACCTTCCTGATGGACGAACTAGATAGAATTTGCGGATACTGCCATACGAATAATCACGATATGTGCAGACCAAAAATAACGTGGTACGACAAAGTGTGGTACTGCAACTGTAAAACTTGCCAAGAGCAAGAGAAAGTAGAGACAAATACAAATGAAGAAGTTATTCAAGAACCTATTCACCAGCAAGAAGAAGAAGCAGAAAGCAATTGACGATTCTTACATCGAACTAGACAGGATTCTGAGACAGAAGAGACTAGAGCACGATATCGCCCTAGCAAAGAAAGCTGCTCAAAAGCCTGCTCAAAAGCCTGCTGCAAAAAAGGTCCCAGTTAAGAATGTAACCGTAACCGTGAACAAAACAACAAAGACCCCAACTGCTAAAAAGCCAGTACCAAAGAAGAAGTAAATGAACCTAGTCACCCCCAAAGAAGCTGCGAAAGCCTCTTATGTTACTTTAGGTATGATTGCCTACTGGATAAGAAAAGGACGTGTAAAAAAGCACTACGTCTTGGACAGCACTTGGCGGTACTTGGTTGATTTGGATGAAATCAAAAAGGCTTCCGAAGGGATGGAAGGTATGAAAGCAGATGCCCCACCCAACTTGATTACAAGAGAAGAAGCAGCCCAACTGATTTGGACATCAAAAGGCTCCATTGGATATTATGTTCGGATGGGATATCTGAAAAGATATTACGTCCTCGGAAACAAGTATCACTATCTAGTGGACCGAGATGAAGTCATTGCCCAGATTAGTTTGATGCAAGAACGAAATGATTCAAGGAAACCATTGCTAAGTAAAAAGGCAAAACTACAGAATCGTAGTGGTGGCAAATTCGCCAAATCCTAAAGCATTTTTTTAGAAGACCCTGTAAAAATCAAAACCCTTGATTTTACAGGGTTTTTCTTTTGTTTGTAAATAGAAAAATGCTGCTGTGTCTCTCAATTCCCAAAAAAACTTTTTCAAACTCATGGCAAAATGTAACTATCGAACTTCCCTTGAAACGAAGTTCGTTGGGCGAGACATCTCAAACTGCTATAAAAAAGCAAACGTTGGAGACGGGTCGGTAAACAGTCTCTCCCCGGTTTTACCGATCCGCCTCTCCTAAACATTGAACGGACGTTGATTAAAAGTGATAGACCAGAAAGATCCGGATAGCTCCTCAACTTCTAACGAAGTTGATGACATCTTCAGCAGGCCTGAAGAAGAGAAAGCTATTATAGAAATCAACGCCCCTCTCAACATCCGGCCTGACCTCTCAGAATTGGGCATCGAGGAAACCGACCGCGGCGTGTGTGAGGACTCATATGAAAACCGTGCCATCTTACGTCGAGCTCGTTTAAACTGGATTCCCGTTTACGCAGTCAACGGCGTGCCAACAGGACTCATTCAAGCAATTAGCCAAGAGATGGCAACCGAGAAGAGAATCATGTCTCTTGCGGAAAAGAAGCCCCTGCTAGTTGAACCGACAAACAAGAACTCTGATTATATAACTGGCTATGACCTCATCGCTGAGGAAGCCGCTGACTACCTCGTTCCACCTTGGGTTGTTGGAGCTACCCGCGCCTGGATTAAAGAACAAACGGAACCCGTTAAAAGTTCGAAGCGGAAGCCTGCCACATTACCTCACAGATGTCAAGCAGTTAAGGATGACGGAATCCGATGCCAACTTTGGACTTCTGGACGTCTACAAGATGACGGCCTATGTCGTATTCACCTGAGAAGCATCAAGCATCGTCCAGGCGACGACATTGAACGAGCTCGTGCGAAGTTGACCCAGGCAGCTCCTTACGCCGTCGACGTCCTCGAAGACATGATGACCAACGCAGAGTCCGAGCCCGTGAAGCTTAAAGCTGCAACGGAGATTTTGGACAGGGCCGGGATCCGCGGCGGTGTCGAACTTGACACGAACGTCAATATCGACGTCCGGCCTGCAGCTTCCGTCATCGCTGAAAGATTGAACAGACTTGCCATCAACGCAAACGATGCAGCGGCGAAGCTAGCCGAAGCCGGCATCACTGTCCAGGCAGATAAAGATATAATAGACGCCGAGGTTGTTGAGGGGGAAAAAGAATGAACGAGCTTTTAACGAAGGCCATGGAGCTAGCTCAGCAGCTGGAAGCCGACATTGAACAGGCGTCGACGAGAGTAGACCATATCCGGATGACGGCTCGTGCAAACGAAGCCTGGGGACTGGTTAAGATCCTAGAAGAACTTTTAACGAATGAAGCTGTTTAAAGTTAGAAGCGGCGATGCTGCTAGGGATTTATTTATATCAACCGCTGAAAGTTTTGTCGGCCTGACCGTTGCCAACCTGGAAGCCGTTCCGTTCACGCAAGCGATCGGAAGATCCGGTACAACTTGGAACGGAGTCTTCGTTGATTATTGCGCAGTGAAGGCGGGCCTGGGGCGAGAAATCCCATCACACATTTCAACGGCCAGCTCGTTAGGAACGTTCGTTAAAAGCTACCGGATACACAACCGTCCGCTTCCAGGCGACATTGCGTACTTCGAGATTCCAACGGACGTCGGCCCGCGTGTAGGAATAGTAACCGACGTCTCGAACTGGGAGAAGTTCGGCATGTTCCAATGCGTGGAGGCACAAACCGACAGCGGCCTGCCTAGAGGGGATAAAATACCCAACGGTGTGTTCAAACGTACACGTTACAAGTACGAGGTCATCGCCTTCGCCCGTCCCAACTTTGCACGAGCTATAACCGACTCAGCTGAAGCTGCAGCTCCGGATCTAGAAAAAGATATAATGAAACCGCTCGTTAAAAGTTTTATCTGGCGGCCAGGCATAAAGCACCCAGACGTTGCGACCGTCCAGTTTGCTTTGTCTACAGTAAATGATTTAACGGGCGTGCCTCGAGGCGAGTGGGACTCCAGATCCCAGGCAGCCTTCGCAAACTTTCAACGGAGGATTGGTTACACCCCAGTGGAAGCAAACGGCATCCCTGACGCTAAAAGTTTGAACGAGCTAGCAACGAGAACCGGCCTCTTCAGACTTTAAAAACTTTTTTACAAATTCGGGAATAAATTCAAAACGGCCTGCCATCCAGGCAAACTTTGAACGGACACGTCCGTGCGAAGTTGGCCAGCTGCAGATCCGGAAGCCAGGCAAACTTTTAACGGGGCTTGGTTTGAAGTCAGGCCCGCTCATCCGGATACCTCTCAAACTTTTAACGGACTCTCGCCTGATGCGCCTGAAGGCGAGGCGGCATCCTCCAAACTTTTAACGGAGGCTCGTTCGAAGCTCGCGAGCTGAGCCCATCCAGGCAAACTTTTAACGTCGGCCTGCTAGGGACGTCGGCGAGGTCAACCGCTAGCCTCAGGCCTGTCTATAGGGCCCAAATCACCTCAACCGCTGTGCTTTATGATATTCGTATGGAACATATTGAAATGCATCTGGTGCTACGCCCATCTGACATCGACCTAGCAGTGAACCTCGACCTCCTGGAGAGCCCAGACGACGAGTTCGAGTGCAGGGCCTGTCAAGAGGTCGTCGGGCACTACGAGGAGCACTTCTACCCTTTCGCCATTGTTCTGAACTCCTCTGACGAGGACTGGCTCATCTGCTACGAGTGTTATTGGGCAGTGGTCCACCCAACGAAAAGTCTCTCGGACTAGCAAGAGTAAATTAATAGGTATAAACAACTTCCAACGAAAAACTCGTTAGAAGTTCCCTGATGCTGCCGATTTGCTAACAAACTCCCTTTCGTGTAAAGTTCAAAAGCAACTAAAAAAGAAAAAACTTTCGGATTTCGTGAAAACTTAATTTGACAAGTGGGAATAAATCCCGAAGAATAGTTGTTGTCATAACTGAAAGGAAAAATCCAAAATGACAAAACAATCAACGATAGTTGGCAAGGCTCTTTATATGGAGTTTCGCAAATTAGTAAATACTGCTCAAATCATCATCACGCCAGAGGGCTTTACAGCAGAGGGCGAGTTCGTTCCAAGTTCATCTTGGCGTAGGCAAATCTCGGCTTGGTCGCCTAAGAAACCTTGGCGTGTATATAGCAATGGCGATATGGCTGTTCGTAAGACAAACGCTATGGAAACTAAGGCACTAGCAATGTCGCCAACACTAGAAGTGGCAAAAGAAGTTTCAGCAGAAATGCTAAATGACTTGGCTAAGGTGCTAGACCAACTTCACGCTAACGAATGGACTTTATTCAAAGCCCCTATCGTGTTAGAGTTCTCACAAGAGGATTTAGACGATACCAAAAATCAGCAAACTCCCTCGGCTCTTGTGCGTAGAATACTTAGAGCAAGAAAAGAACTTGGATTTCCAGAGGAAATCCTTGACCAACCAGCAGAATAGGAAAATCCACAATGACTACAATCACAGAAATCACTACACCTTTACAGGCAGTAGAACTAGCAGACAGGCTCTACTCGGGCTTGGGCGAACTGCTAATGGCTACTGCTGGTCAGCACTTACATCCTGACCTAGCAAATCACGCCTACCTAGATACTCACTCCACACCTGCCAGCAAACTAACTACCAGAGCCTCTGTTGGCGAGGGTAGCACAGCACCTAGCATTGTTGAGAAAGACGCTTTGGTCGGCTCTGGTTCTTACCTACGACCAAATGGCTCGGCTTACTTCACTCGCAAGTGGGGTTCAACTGACAATGATGATGTTGAGGTTATGCGAACCTGTCGTGCCAACAAGCAGTATGTCTTGCTTTATGGTGAGGCTGGTTGTGGCAAAACTGCTCTCGTTGAGGCTAGTTTCCCTGACGAACTTTACACCTTGCTCGGCTCTGGTGATACTGAACTCTCTGACTTCATTGGTGGTTATGTTCAGACCCCGAGTGGCAACTTTGAGTGGATTGACGGACCTTTGGTAAAGGCTATGGCAGAGGGTAAAGTCCTGCTTATTGACGAGGTTGGTCTGATTGACCCTAAGGTTCTATCAGCCCTGTATGGCGTAATGGATGGGCGTGATGAACTTATCATTACTCAAAATCCAGAGAGAGAGCCTGTCAAGTCGGCAGAGGGTTTCTATGTCGTTGGTGCGACCAACCCTAACGCTGTTGGAGTTCGTCTATCAGAGGCTCTGCTATCTCGTTTCACTATCCAAGTGGAAATGACTACTGACTTTGGTATGGCTAAGACCAAAATGGGTATCACTCCACTAATCATTACTGCCTCGCAGAACCTAGCAAAGAAACGAGCCTCTGGTGAAGTTTCTTGGTCGCCTCAAATGCGAGAACTCCTAGCGTTCCAAAAGGCTAATGACATCTTCGGCACTAAGTTCGCCATTGAGAACTTGATTGCTTGCTCACCTGAAAACGATAGACCTGTTGTTGTTGAGGTTCTAACTCGGGTATTTGGCGAGGAGTGCCGACCTGCCAAAATCTAGATTTCCTTTCATCTAGATTTGGCTCGGGGGAGTAGGTTATGTGGATTTCCTACTTCCCCGATTTGACACCAAGACACCAATCCACGATAATTGTCCTAACTACAAGAAAGGTAGAAAATGACACACTTCGGAAAAAACACCTCGGGAGTAAAAGAGACCCCGAAAGAGTGGCTCAAAGTCGGCTCTGAAATTGGCAGACTTGTAAATAAGTGGGCAGAGAGAAACGACCTAGTTGTTTATGTGGGTGCTGATATGTCTGCCCCTGTATCTGCTCTATTTGACCCTGCTACTGCCGAGATTGAGGTCAATGCCAAAGACGCTTTCGGCATTGCTGACCCTGAAATCGTTGGCGACCTAAATGATAGGTCAATGATGTATGAGTTTCCAAAGGCGACAGGTGCGATACTCCACGAGGCTCTACACGCTAGATTTACTCGTTGGGATTTAGTCAAGTCAAGTAAAGACCTCAAACCAAAAGAGAACGAGGCACTTCACTTGTTAGAGGAAAGTCGCATTGAGGGCTTAGGGCTTATTTACTTTCCAGAGAACGCTGACTTCCTACGAGCCTCGGCTATGGAAATCGTCATTGGCGACCTTACTGACGAGGCATTGGCAAAGATGTCTGGCACTAGGGCTTTGGCGAAAATCGCAGGGCTGGTTGGTGCGAGAGTGGATTGTGGCGTTCTGGCGTTTCCAGATGTCAGACCTATCCTAGACATTGTTATTGCTGGTCTAGGGCAGGAACTCTACGACCAACTTAGAGACCTATGGCGTAAGGCTCAATACCACAACAAACACGACAACGCTGACAACCTCTATCCATTGGCGATTGAGTGGGAACGCCTAGTGTCTGAAAAGGCAAAAGAAAATGGCGAGAGTGAAAGTGGCGAGGGTGGTTGCTCTTACCCTATCCCTAGTGAGTTGTTAGAGGAAATCAAAGAGGCTCTGGAAACTTCTGCTGGCGAGAGTGCTTGGACAGCCTCAATCAACTTGGGCGACCAAGAGTTAGAGGAACAGCGTAAAGAAGAAGTCAAAGAACGCCAAGGCGAGAGCAAGAGACGAGAGAGCAGTAAAGAGGCAGAGAGCAAAGTGTTCGCCAAGAACTCTGGTGAAATCGCCTATGGCAAGTCTGGCTCTAAGTTGGTAGAAACTCGCAAGCCTACTTCGCCTGAAAGAGTTGCCTCGGTCAAGGTTGGTCAGATGTTAGAAAAGGCTAAGTATCGTGAGAGAGATGTTTCACTCACAACTTCGGTTCTACCACAAGGTCGTCTAAGAACTCGGTCAATGGTTCAGAAAAAGGCGTATGAGGCAGTTGGCGTTAGAGTGCCTGTTGAGATGTGGGAACACAAAACTCGCAAACAAACTGACGAGCCTACACTCTCTATCGGGGTAATGGTGGATATCTCTGGCTCTATGTCAGACGCTATGAACCCTATGGCTACGACAGCGTGGGTTCTGGCAGAGGCAGGTCGCAGAGTTCAGGCTAGAACTGCTATGGTCTATTATGGTGAGGGAGTGTTCCCGACCCTACGAGTTGGTCAGAGATTAGATGATGTCAAGGTTTATTCAGCACCAGACGGAACTGAAAAGTTCAATGAGGCATTTATGGCTCTTGACGGACATTTGAACCTGCTGGACAGCAGAGGTGCGAGATTGCTCGTAGTTGTATCTGACGGACATTACGCAGGAACTCAACCTGCTAAGGCGAAAGAGTGGCTGAAAGAGTGCGACAAAAAAGGCGTGGCTGTTCTCTGGCTGACCTTTGATAAGAACACTCACACGCCAGATACTTACCTTGCTGGCACTTCTGGCAAGGCTGTATCGTTGGCTGGCTCTACGCCAGAACAATCAGCGTTGCTGATTGGAAAAACTTGTGCTGACATCATTGGCACAATTGGTAGGCGAAACGCCTAACAACCTAAGTAGCCCGAGACGAGATTTCACCTTTCTTGTTCTTGCCTCGGGCTACTTGACACCAACCCACAAATCACTAAACTTGATACATAGGCTACGAAAGGAAATCAAATGCCAAATTGGGTTTATACTTCGGTAAATATCTCTGGCTCAAAAGAGCAAATCGCACAATTCAAAGAACAGGCTGGCAAGCCTCACCCAGAAAGTTTTGACGAGGCAGAGGGTAAGGTTCAGTATTCTAGTGAAGATGTATTCTCTTTCTGGAACTTCATAGCACCACCACAAGAGGCAGTAGAGAGTGGCGAATACTTCGGAACGAGTGGCTGGGTAGGTGGCGAGAAAAAAGGCGACACTCCTGTCAATTGGTATAATTGGAACAACGAAAATTGGGATACAAAATGGGATAGTTGTAATTCCTCAATATTCACAGACGAAGAGACTAACCTCTGCTACTCATTTGAGACAGCGTGGTCGCCAGCCACTCCTGTATTTGAGGCTATGGTAGAGCAGTTCCCCGACCTAAACTTTGATATCCATTGGGAAGAAGAACAAGGGTTCGGTGCTGAACTCTCTGGCTCTGGTGGTGAGTTGGTAATCACGAAAGAGTGGGATATTCCAGACAGCCACGCTGACTACGAGGCACAGGATAAAGAGTGCTGGGGCTGTGTAAATGGCGACCCTGACGAGTTCTATGACGATTGCCCTCGGGAAAATGACCAGCCTGAACCAGATGTGGTGTATTAGATGTTGGTCAAAGATTTCATTGAGGTCTTACAAAAACTAGACCCTACAAGTCGGGTCTGGGCTCATTGGGCAACCAAAGACGAACTCGCAGACTATTTCGTTGAGGATTGTGAAATAAACGATACAGATTGGGAATATTTCATTGACACCTTTGGTGGCGATTGGGACTATATTGCTGACCACCTTTCAGATGTAATGAGTGAGGGCAACAAGAAAAATGTCTATTGCGACCATTGCTCTCTTTACGACTACGAGTGCTACACTAACGAAGATGAGCAAGAAACTATTTGTCGTTATTGTGGCGAGGAGGAGGATTTACTAAATGATTAGAACTGCGAAAGAGTGGGCAGAAGTGATAGCCAAGATTGCCGAGGCTGACCCTGACCAAAAGATTTGGATTTACTGCTACACCAAAGAAGATGTTGAGGTCTATAACAGCCCCGAGCCAGATAAAAGCATAGGAAAAGGGGAGTGGGATAACCTCATTTCCGAGTTTGAAAGGATTTGCGATAACCACGCCTTAGAGCAGATATGGGAGGCGTTTGCTGACGCTACCAGCTCAGAACTAGGACACCTGCGTTGTGATGAGTGCTACGAGTATGACTACAAAGTACAAGGCGAGCCTTACGAAAAAAAGTGTGCTGGCTGTGGTGAAGAACGAGACCTACTTGACCCACCAACCAAATCAGACTAAACTCTAACTAACCCTAACGAAAGGAAATCAAAATGGGCGACAGGTCTCTTATTGTTATTACTAACAACACAGACACAAATCTACTAGTGATGTATGGGCATTGGTCAGGTGGCGACAACTTACAGGCTGTCCACAATGTCATAGAAAAAACAGGCAGGATTGGCGACAACTATATCGTTGCCGAAATATTCCACGAGTTCTCGGTAGTGCTCGGTGGCTATGGTGGCACAGGTTCAGGTTCATTTGGTATGTGGGCAGATAGAGCCGAAACATTTGACGAGGGCTGGGTAGATAGCCCAACTGTCTATCTCAATGCCGATACAGGCGACTATACCTGCGACGGAGTGGATTACTCAAAACCTACGCCTAAGGCAACCGAGCCAGAGCAAGATGTCGTGTATGGGAGTGCTAAATAATGGGCAGACAATTTCACTATGTCCTCGTATTTGACGAGGATAGTAGCAGTTGGCGTGTAGAAACCTATGATGTAGGGGACGGGGACATCTGGGATAGCGAGGCGCAAGAGTGGCGTTGGGCTGACGACGAGGCAGTTGAAGGCGAAAGAGACCTAGACGGAGCGCTCTACGAAGTTCTAACAGAGGCAAGTAGAACTTGGAAAGCACCAATAATCAAACCAGCAGGGCAAGAGCCCGACCTAATCTACGGAAACGAGTAAAAATGAAGTTCAGAACAGCACTAGGCGAAGTTATTAGAGAGACCAGGCAAGAACTCGGAGTTAGTATGCGAGAGGTTGCTGAAAAAGGCTGTATGGCTCTCGGCTACTTGTCAGAGATAGAACGAGGTCGTAAAGAAGCCTCCTCTGAAATCTTGGAGTGTATCTCGGTAGGGCTCGGCATCTCTGTTAGTAAATTAATAGAAAAAACAACAATTAGAATAAGATTTCACGAACCCCTTGATGTCAGCGACTTTGAATTTGACGAACTAGAACTTGTAGGGTAGTCTGGACATAGCACGAAAGGAAACCAATGGCGAAATACGCACTCTACGACAAAAACGACAAGTTGTATCTAATTACATCTAACGGAGCAGTAGCAACAGACACTTACTACAATGTTCTCAAAACAGCAACAATGTTGTTAGCACACAGCCTAACCGACACCGAACTACAAACGCTAACGCTACAACAAGCGATAGACCTCAATCAAATCAGACGAAAAGGACTAAAATGACCAACGCAGGACAAACCTACACAACAACAGGCTTAGTGGCTACAACACCACGCTACCTAAAAACAGCAGACGGAATAGACATCACAAGTTTCCGTTTAGCAAGTGCCAGCAAAAAATTTGACCCAAAGAAAATGGAGTGGATTGAGGCTGATACAAATTGGTTCACAATCACCTCTTTCGGCACTCTTGCGATAAACGCTGTTTCCTCAATCAGCAAAGGCGATAGGATTATCGTTTCAGGAACGCTACGAGTTCGTGATTGGGATAATGGCGAAAGGTCAGGCACTTCTGTTGAGATTGAGGCTAATACACTTGGACACGATTTATTCTGGGGTCAATCTACTTTCACCAGAACTACGCTAGTAGAGCCTAAGCCTGTAATCAGACCTGTAAGCGTTCCAACCGAAGAACCAGCAATAGTTTAGACTTGGTAGGTAAGGACACTTTCCACTTACCACCAACGCAGAGTGGTTTCCCTTTCCCTCGTTTCCCACTCTGCCAGCCCTCACCGAGTTATTGGTTGCTCGGTGGGGGCTCTCTCTTTGTCAGTTTCAAAAAATTAATAAAAACAAAAATAAACAATTAGAAGATTACCTCTTTCCGAACTTGACTTATCTATCTATATGATATAGATTTGTCTTGTAGGGCAACTCAACAATCCTACAAGGAGAAACACTATGTCTAACGACAACGCATCAGAACTGCCAGATGACGCAGTTATCATCACAAGTGCCAAGGTAAAGAAAGCCCACGCTGACTTTATTCAGGCTAAGGCTGACGAGAAAGACGCTAAGGAACGCAAGGCACAAGCCGAGGCAATTCTTCGTTCTGCTCTACCAGCAGGTAAGACAAAAGGGTTCTTTGGCAAAATCAAAGCCTACACTCTTATCGCCAGCACCAACACTTCGTTTGACCGAGACTTGCTAAAAGAGAAGTTTCCAGACGCATACGCAGAAACCTTGCGAACCACCGAGTATGACTATATTCGCACAGCATAGTTATCTCTAAACAACACAGCCCCCAATAAACCAGACCGAGAGTTTGGATTGGGGGCTTTGTTGTTGCTGTAAAAATTAATAAAAACAAAAAACAACAACAAGAAGATTACCACGACAATCAACTTGACTTCGTGTAAAGTTCGTGTAAAGTTGGTAATGTGGAAACACCACAAAAAATAACGAGGAGTAAAAATGTTGGAAGAACACAAAGCAGAACTCGCTCAACTACAAAAGGATTATGAAATCCTAGAAACCTGTGAGCACAAGTTCTCAATGTCTATCTGGGCTTTGATAGAGGGGCGCATTAGCGACCTAGAAAGTATGATTGCCATTGACGAGTATTGGAAAGATAAATAATGTCAGCACATCTAATAGACATTGACGACAAAGACGGGCAGGTAGTAGATAGAAACTACTACTGCTCCGACACCTGCGCTCAAACCGACGACAAGTATCAAGGTTGGAATGGTTGCCACGAAATCTTCTCTTGGGAAATCTGTGGCAACTGCTCCAAAGAACTTGTCTGGTATGACGAGGATGAAAAAACCTACAAAGTTGGTAGCCTAGCAATCGCAGGAAAACACGCTGGCTATTGGTCTTTGTTTGGGGCTTACCACTGCTACGAATGTGGCGCTCTATGCGAAAGCGAAGAAGAGGAATAATGGAAGACAAAATCAACATCAATGTTTCAGTTGATAGGCAAGAACTCTGGGAGGCAACTCTCGGAGGAGGTTGGGAATATATGCCTTGGTGGACAAGGTTGGAATATCCTGACGGAGCAGATTGGAACATCATTGGCGAGGGCAAGTTCGTTCTAACTTTCCAAGACCCAGACGAAGTAGGCTGTAATGAAGTAAGCAAGACCATAACCATTGAAGACTTGGCTAAGGCTTACAGCATTGCTCTAACCGAGGGCTACGAACATTGTGGTTCAGCGTGGGACTTGGAAGACCCTGACGCTTGCGTGTCAGACGGATTGCTACAACTTGCTTTCTTCGGTGAGGTTCTCTACGGATAACAAAAGGCAGTAGTCAGAAATGGCTACTGCTTTCTGCCGTTTCAAAAAATTAATAAAAACAAAAAGAAACAATTAGAAGATTACGATTTCCTCAATTTGACTTCGTGTAAAGTTCGTATAAGAATTGTAGTGTGGAACTACCACAAATAACCGAGGAGTAAAAATGTTAGAAAGACAAGCAACATCACTAAACATCAGTGTCTATGAAAGAGTTGGGTCAGATTATATGGCAGATAACACAATGATTTCTATGAACATCAGCACACACCTAGCAGATTGTAATATTCTGTCTAGCATAACCCAGCACCTAACCCTAGCAGACGCTAAGTCTTTGCTAATCCAAATGAACTATGTTATTGCCGAAGTAGAGGCAAAAATAATGGGAGACGCAACACTAAGCAAGGAGGTAGTGCTATGAAAATAGAAGACATCTTGCGTATGCTGAACTACGACTACTACCCAAGTGAAGATGCTCTTATTATCACTTGGTTTGACAAAAAGCATACTGCTAAGTTTCTGGACAAGATGCCAGATGACCCAGATGTTCTAACGGAGGCGTGGAGCAGAATTGCTAACGATATCCAAGAAGAACTAGACCACATCTTAGAGTTCTACAACTTTGTCCACGACGCAGCCGAAAAACTACAAGAGGCAATTGACGAAGTGGAAAAAGAGTGGAGCGAAGAAGATGAGTAAAGACCTGTGGGAAGTCGGAACTAATGACGACGCTTGGGTCGGGTGCGTAGATTGCGTATTCGCTTGGCTAAAAGATTTAGGCATAACCGACTTTGAATACGGAAAAAACTATTCAAATGACACCCTAAGTATTTATGTCAGCGAAGATGTATTCCACCAACTAACAGAAGAAACCGAGCACTTCTGTTTCGGTTGCGAAACCCCACTTTACTAAAAGCCACCTCGGACACCTGAGCAAGTGTATAAACTGCTCAACAAACCTGCGTTTCAAAAAATTAATAAAAACAAAATAAAACAATTAGAAGATTACCGCCCACCCCGATTTGACTTACCTCTAAATAAATGTAAGAATTGAGATGTGAGGGGTAGGCAGGTCTTCCTAGTTGTTCCTATCTACCCCCACACTCAACCAATATCCGAGGAGACAAAATGTCTGAAATCAACGAAACACCAGAACCAACCGAACCAACCGAACCACAGCCAAAGTCCATTGAGGAACTAACTGCTGAAAACGAAACACTAACCAAGCAGTTAGAAACTGCTAACTTCTGGCGAACTCGCACCACTGCCACGCTGACCGAACTAGAAAGCAAGGTGGAACAGTTAGAGGAATACCTTGATGACGAGTGGGACAGCATTGAGGCAGAACGAGTTGCCGAGATTATGGGCATTGACACCGAAGTAGAGAAAGAAGTAAGCGTCTCTATCTCTGGCACTATGACCGTCAAAGCACCACGAGGCTACGATTGGGACGACCTTTCATATTCTTCCTTTGAAGTCAGCATTGAAACCAATTGGTCAGAAAGTTTCAGCATTGAAAGTTATGACCTAGAAGTCAATGACACCACCGTTGAGGACTAACCTCTAACACCAGACCACCCTATCCAGAGCCCTCTCTCTCTGGGTAGGGTTTCTGGCGTTTCAAAAAAATTAATAAAAACAAAATAAAACAACAAGAAGATTACCGTTTACACAGTTTGACCTAAGCGTAAAAATCTGGCAAACTGATTATAGGGAAACTCCCTATTCAAATCCGAGGAGGAATAAATGGAAACATTTGAAGTGAGTATTTCAGGCACTATCACTATTCAAGCAGAAGGTCTCAAAGACATTGTGCGTGAGTTAGATAAAGTGCTAAACGGTGTTCTAGACGAATGGCAAGTTGAGGATATCGATACCCTATGATAGACGCACATTACGACATTAGTTGCGACAGCTGTGGTGGCTACTACGATGGCGACCCAATTGGTATTCTGGCAAGAACACCGAACATTCCAAAGGGCATTCACGACCCAGCCAAGATGAAAGAACTTATGTATTTCTGGCTGTGCCGAGAGTGTAAAGAGGATTATCCAAACGGAGCAAAAGACTACTTCACCGCGTCTTACTTCACTGACGATGAACTTTACCTTTGTAATCATTGCGAGGCATTTATCCCAGAAGATGTCCGAGATGAGTTTGAGGACACCGAAGTTTGTCTGACCTGCTCGCCCCGAGACGAGTAAACTTCCAACCGAGCCCCTTGCTGAAAAGCGAGGGGTTTCGGCATTTCTAAAAAATTAATAAAAACAAAATTAAACAACGAAAAGATTACCAGCACGGCCATTTGACTATTCGCAGTAAAACTGAAAGAATAAAGATGTAAGCAACAAGGCTTACAAAAACCGAGGAGACAAAATGTCGCTAAATTGGAACGCACAAAGCGTGGCAAACATTGACGCTAGATTAGAGGACGAGGCCGACGCTAACGCTATTGCTTACTTCGCTTTCGCACTTATGGCTATTGGTATCGGGTCAGTATCTAAGAAAAACTTAGGTGATGTCTATGCTCGTATCAAAATGTGGGAAAGCCTCAACGGACCTCTACACTACGAAAACAAGCAGTTAGAGGACGGCACTTGGTCAAACAAATCTGCCTACAACTTTGAGTTTGTAAAAAGTATGGTCGGCTACGGAACCAATGTTTCTAACGAGGCACTTGGCACTTGGTCCAAGAAAGTTCTTGGCAGAGAAGCTGAACGCCTACAAAAGCAGTTTGAGGAAAGCCTTGCTGAACCAAAAGAGCCAGCAGTAGTCTAACCGCTACCAACCGAGCCCTCTACCAGAAATGGTGGAGGGTTTGGGTTTTTTCAAAAAATTAATAAAAACAAAATAAAACAACAAGAAGATTACCAGCCAACAAGTTTGACTAAACGGGTAAGTTGTGAAAGAATTAGAGTGTGGAAAGTATCCACAGAAACCGAGGAAAAGTTATGAGCAGTTCAGTTTGGAAAGTAGAAATAGATTACGGGTCTGGCTACGGCTATGTGCCTGTAATGTGGGCACCGACTTTTGATACAAAAGCCGAGGCTCAAGAGTGGATAAATGACGACACTCACGATTGGGAAAGCCACGCAAGACCTTACGAAGTTGAGGTAGAGGACTAATGGCAACGCTACCTTGTAATGATTGTGGCGACCCAGTAGACGCAGACATACACGCAGAAGAACTTGGTATGTGTATTGAGTGTTCTAACAAATACTTCACTCACGACGACGAGTAAACCAAAGCCCCTGACCGAAAGGTTGGGGGCATTTGGCTTTTTAAAAAAATTAATAAAAACAAAATAAAACAACAAGAAGATTACAGCTCCGCCCATTTGACTAACCGATAAACTTGTGAAAGACTGGTGATGTGGAAAGTATCCACTTTTACAACTAGGAGTAAAAATGCTATCTGAATTCGACATAAGTCAAATAAAATGGGCACTATCTTACGCTGGAATAAAGGCTAGTCCAGAAATGAAATCTAGATGGGCGAGAGTTCTAGAAAACTTCACAGCAGAGGTTGAGCCTGTGTCTAGTGTTTGTCAGTGTGAGGACAGACCTTGTTGTTCTTGCGACAAGGACTACTATCGCAACGACAACAATGAGGCACCTGATTACGAGGCTATCCGAGATAGGCAAGAGGAATACCAACTTCAATGGGAAATGTATCTTGACCGACCTTGCTCAATCTGTAAAGAGAACTTTGACGGAGACGAGGACAACGAAGATGACATTGTTCAGGGTTTCCACGCTGATTGTGCCGCAGACGGAGACCACTACGGAGACATCTAGTTCCAACACCTAAGCAAGTGTCTAAAAGGCTTACACAACTAACCGAGGAGAAAAATGACTAAAAAAACATTATTAGAGAGAGGTATTTGTGTAAATGGACACGACATAAAAAGCGTGGCAGACATTTACAAAGTATCTTACAAAGGCAAAGCGTTTAGCATTTGTAAAATTTGCCAACAGAAAAAATCTTTATTGGTCAGCAGAAAAAAGCACGGCACACCACTAGACCAGCCTGTAAGACCATACAAAGAACGCAGAGCACCGAACAGACCAAAAGCAACTATGGAACTAGTCAGGTTAGTTTCAGCAGACCCCGAACTAGCAAAATCGCTACTATCCATAGCAAAAAGTTGGAGTAGCAACTAAACCCAGACTTGCCCGAAAGGGCAAGTTCTCGGCATTTCTAAAAAATTAATAAAAACAAAATAAAACAACAAGAAGATTACCAGCCGACAAGTTTGACTTACGCAGCAAAATGTGAAAAACTGGTTATGCGGATAGACCGCAGAAAAACGAGGTAAAAGTGGAAAACTGGAGAGAAATAAAAGACAAATGGGAACTGTTGGAAAACGCCCCAGAGTTCGCAACAAATACGGCTGGCTTAATTCACTGGTCGCACAACTATGACGCAGGAAACGCAGGAAACCCTCTGATGCCTTTCTTGGCACTAATCGGCTACTTTGATGATGTGCTTGGCATTGAGAAAACCGAAATCTCTCGCACTGGTGCGGTAGAGATGTCTTACCTTGCTGATGCCTTACAGGAATACGCAACCCGACCTCTTGATGTCTGGGATTTTGTTCACCGCTATTTCGTCTTAGAAACCGAGGAATAAATGAGTGTCTATTGTCCAGAGTGTGATGAGGAAACTTCAAAAGAGGCTCTTGCTCAGTGGGAGATGTGCCACGACTGCGACAATCAAATGTGTCCAGAATGTGGCAGAGTCTTCTGCGACCACGACCAATAAATCACACCCAAGCCCTACCTAGCAATAGGTAGGGTTCTGGGGGTTTATAAAAATTAATAAAAACAAAATAAAACAACAAGAAGATTACCAGCCGCCACGTTTGCGTTCTAAAAGCAAATGTGAAACAATTGTCCTGTGGAAAGTATCCACAAGCACCAACCCAACTAGGAGTAAAAATGGGACTAGACATGTATTTAGAGGCTCGCAAGTATTTCTCTAAAATGGACTTTAGAACAGACAGCGAAGATGTTCTACCAAATTACCAAACCATAGCCAGCCTGTTTCCAGCAGGAGCAGATGAGTTTGGTGAAAGCACAGGCGCAACCATAGACCTAACCATAGGTTATTGGCGTAAAGCCAACCAGATACACGCTTGGTTTGTTAGAGAGTGTGCCGACGGAGTAGATGAGTGCCAAAGAATTCCTGTTAGAGATGGCAAACTACGGGAACTAAAAGTAATCATTGAGTTCTTGTTAGACATCAAAGACCTTCCAACAGCAGGAGACGAGATTGAGAAATTGCTACCTACTCAATCAGGGTTCTTCTTCGGCAGTACCGAGATAGACGAGTATTACTGGCACGACCTAAAACGTACCTTACAAATACTTGACAAAGCAATTAAGTTAGAAGAAGAACACAATTGCTCTATTGCCTACCAAGCCAGTTGGTAATCCTAACCGACAGCCTACCCGAAAGGGTAGGTTGTTCGGCGTTTCAAAAAATTAATAAAAACAAAAGAAAACAACTAGAAGATTACTCCCGACCTCATTTGACCTATGCGGCAAACTATGGCAAACTAGAACCGAGAGGGTAGGAAGAACAAGGTCCGTTCATACCTTTCACTGCTAACCTACCCTCTCACCTATCCATCAATCAACTAGGAGATACAAATGGAACTAACAAACCAAGAGGCAGAGCGTATCAAACTCATTTACAACCAATACCACGCTGGCGTAATCACACCAGAGCAAGCAATAAACGAACTAGAACTTGTAATCAACGGAGAAGAGGAAACCGAATGAGAGCACCAGAAGAACGCCTAGCAATTGCTCAAAAGGAACTAGAAAGGGCATTCAGCCTAATCAACGACCTATGGACTAACCAAGAACTAGGGTTAGTTATCACACTTCCAACACACACTGAAAACCAAATCGCAGTTAGAAATCTCATTGTAGATACCAGAATTGCGATTATGAAAGCCAGCAATCAGGTTGAGATGTTGATAAACAAGGACTAGACCTAGCCAGCCTACCCGAAAGGGTAGGTTGGTGGCGTAGTTCAAAAAATTAATAAAAACAAAAAAAAAACAACTAGAAGATTACCGCCGAGCCAACTTGCCTTAGTCGGTAGAGTGTGAAACAATTGAAGTAAGACTGACTAAGTATCTAGACCCTGCTTAGTTGGCGTAGTTGGTTGGCTACGAGAATACGTAACCCGTTATGCGGTATGAAGTATCAACAAGTCGCTTGGCTGGCAACAGCGAGAAGGCGGAGTTAGAGGGGTAGGATAGTCTGCCCCTCTAACTTTCACAAATCAACAACTAGGAGAAACAAATGGAAATCAAGTACCCAGAAATCAAAGTCCAGTTAGTAGGACTTGACGGAAACGCCTACTCAATTATGGGTAGAGTTTCAGCTGCCCTAAAAGAGGCAGGAGTTAGCAAAGAAGAGATTGACGAATACTACGCAGAAAGCACCAGCGGTGATTACGACCACTTGCTACAAACCGCCATCAAGTGGGTTAGCGTAAGTTAGTAAAAGACCTCTGCCCGAAAGGGCAGGGGTTCTTTGCTTTTTATAAAAATTAATAAAAACAAAAGAAAACAACTAGAAGATTACCGCTGAGCCAGTTTGACTAAATGCCGTAAGTGTGAAATACTAGTAGTGTAGAGAGCCCTCTACAACAAGACGCAGACTTGCTAAACTGCCACTTAGTTCAACCGAGAGGAGGACAGAGTGAAAATGTTCAAGTTCATTAGCGACCCAGGACACGGCTGGTTGGAAGTCAATCTCAAAGAGTTCCCGTTTGCCCAGCGTTCAGCAACAGGGTTTGGCTTCAAGAATGGCGACTTTATTTACTTGGAAGAAGATGTTGAAGCCAACGACTTCCTAGTAGAACTTCGCCAGCGTGGCATTCAGTTTGACATCACAGAAGAAATTCTTGATGACGAATGGGAAGGTCGCAACTACGCACCCAACCGAGAGTTGAAGAAGTAGTTCCCAAAGCCTAGTCTGCCCGAAAGGGCAGGCTAGGTTTCTCGCATTTAAAAATTAATAAAAACAAAATTAAACAATTAGAAGATCACCGCCGACCCAGTTTGCGTTATGCGGCTAAGTGTGAAAGAATTGTTATGCGGATGGTCCGCAGGCAACACCCTACAACTAGGAGATGATAAAGGTGGAACTACTACCTGAATCTGAAAAAGCAAAACTCGCTAAATGGCGAGAAACCGAAGATAGCAACTTATCTGAGGTTATGGCAACAGTCAAGTTCTTCTGCCCTTGGTCCAACTGGACTTGGTATGCCGCAGAATTTGACGGAACAGACACTTTCTTCGGTCTTGTTGACGGATTTGAGAAAGAACTTGGCTACTTCTCGCTAGCAGAGCTGGAAGGCGTTGTTGGTCCAATGGGTCTCAAAATTGAGAGAGATTTACATTGGACACCAAAAAACTTGGCTGAGTTGCTCCACAACTAACCAAAAAGTCAGCCCTACCGAAAGGTAGGGTCTGGCTGGGGTTTAAAAAATTAATAAAAACAAAAGAAAACAACTAGAAGATTACCCGGTCGCCCGTTTGACTTATGCGGCGAGATGTGAAAGACTACTAGCGTAGAGAACTCTCTACACCAAACCAACCAGAAAGGAACATAATGTCTATTATAGATATTATTTCTCTCTTACCGCTTGCGTATCTTGCGGTTATCACGCTACCCCTTGTAGTCATTGACTACGAACAGCACCGCTTACCAAACAAAATAGTTCTGCCGTTTGTTGCTACATCATTCCTATCCGTTCTAGTTGTAAATATTGCTAACCAAAGTTGGCTAAATCTACTGCTGGCAGTTGGAATACCTTTGGCAGTGTTCATTCTTGGAATGTTCCTAAACTACTATGGTTATATTGGAATGGGCGATATAAAGTTGCTACTTGGAGTTATGTTGGCAGTTAGCCTTTACTCCCCTGTTGCTTCTTTACTAATTATTCCAATAGCACTAGGGTTTGCTCTTATTGAGATTACCTACCGAGTTATTATGAAACAACAAATATACTCAATTCCACTAGGACCTTGGGTTATTCTCTCTACCCTAATTGTTGGAACTAGCGTTGTAGTTCCTGCTATGGCTGCTTGGTAAGCACTGCCAGCCCTGCCACCTGAAAAGGTGAGCAGGGTTGGTGGCTTTCAAAAAATTAATAAAAACAAAAGAAAACAACTAGAAGATTACCGAGCTCCTCATTTGACCTATTTGAGAAAGTATGAAAGACTTGTCTCGGGTAGCGTATCTACCCAAAGCACCACCCAAACCCTAACAGTTAGGAAACTGCCGTGAACACTATTCACGCTTTAGTTGTCCGTACGGACAACACCACCGAGCGAATTGAAGTTCCAGAAACGGAAATCTCAAACGCTATCAAGTCAGCCGTAGGTGGCTGGTTTACCCACGTAACTATTCAGCCACACCTAGATTTCTGGGTTGATGATGAAGGGTTACTCAAATCCCTACCACTAAACAAGGTGGCAACCCGTTTCTACGAAATGTTGGGAGCATCTAGCCCAATCGTTGGTGACGCAGTGTTCACAGGTGGAACAAACGCAAGGGGAGAAACTTTGTCCCTTGACGACAACTACGCCAGAGCCATAGAAATTATGGCTGAAATGGCTAAGCAGTTCTAAACCATAGTGCCGAGAGCCTAGCCCGAAAGGGTTAGGTTCTTGGTGCTGGTTTAAAAAATTAATAAAAACAAAATTAAACAACTAGAAGATTACCCGTTTCCCAGTTTGACTAAGTGCCGTATCTATGAAACAATTAAGACATAACTGAATAGCGAACTGCCCTGTACCCTGCCTGTACAGGGTGGTTCGTGCCATCAATCAACTAGGAGAAAAATGCTAGAAGAAGTAATCAAGTCATACAAGACAGTTATCGCAGATGTCCTTGCTGATGACACTTGGCTACCAAAGCCAAAAGAGAAAGTCCTGTCGCTACTACGGACAAGACTTACGGAGTTGGAAACTGTTTGGTCTATCCCAGACGAACTTTGGCACACCGAGTTTGATGAGGAGGTATAGCAATGTATTCAATAGTCGCCCTGAGTGAAAAAGGGAAAGTCCAAATCTGTGTCACAGGCTCAGATGAAAACCCTAAACCAGCCTTGTTTAGAACTTTGCTAATGGCAAAGGCTATACTCAAGAAAATGGAAAAAGATAATCCAAAGGCTAGACTAGCCATCTGGAAAATCACCGACTAAATCCCGCCCTAGCCCTGCCGAAAGGCAGGGTTCAGGGTGCTTTCAAAATTAATAAAAACAAAATGAAACAACTAGAAGATTACTCGACACCTAGTTTGACAATCAGATACGGTGAGTGTAGTCTGAGAGTATGAGAAAACTATACGCAAAAACGCTCCGTAATGTGAGTGGAGTTCTATTCAATGTTGCCCACAAACTCCTGTGGTCAGCAAACAACCAATCAAAGAAAGATAAAAAATGACACCTAAAGAAATCATCACATCAAGCCATCCACAATGGTTTAGCACTGCTACCCTTGAGTTCTGGAACTCTGAAATCTACTGGGACACGCTGACCGAACACGGACAGGGTTGGAAGTTTATCACCAGCGAGGACAACTACAACCGAAGTGCCTCACGCTACACAATCCGATACGCTGACAAAACGACCCTCACCGAGTTGAGTGAGTTCCAAGAGTTCGCAACTCTTGGCGAGGCTATCAAAGCCCTATAGTCCAAGTGCCGAAAGCCTCATCAGAAATGATGGGGCTTTCTGGCGTTTGGGGGTTTCAAAAAATTAATAAAAACAAAATTAAACAACTAGAAGATTACCCGTTTCCCAGTTTGACTAAGTGCCGTATCTATGAAACAATTGAACCAGAGGTGAAGTCCTAAGAAGGTCTTAGGTAGAGTTATAAGCCTTAGTAGAGTGAGCAGGAAAAACAAGTGCTAGCCGTTGATTATGGCTCACTCTACGCCTACCAACTAGGAGCCAAAGTGAGTAAAACTCAAACTATGGATGCTTGGTCTTGGTTTATCGCAAGATACACCAAACTAGGCTACAAGTCCCTAAACCAGTTCGCTATTGCGACAGGTTTACAGAAGTCCAGCCTTAGCCGTTATTTCCACCAAGAGCGCCAAATCCCATCGGGTATGATGGCGACCTTGTGCCGAGAACTCAAGACCACTCCAAACGAGTTGATGAGAGTTCTAGGAGAGTGGAACTAGCAAACACCGAGAGCCCTGCCGAAAGGCAGGGTTCTTGGCTTTTTGAAAAAATTAATAAAAACAAAATTAAACAATTAGAAGATTACTCACGCCACCGTTTGCTCTATGCGGTGAATTGTGAAAGACTAGGACTACGGGTACGCCCGTAGAAACGAGGTGATTACTATGGAGTTATTTACAACAGAACTAAAAGCGGTGTCCAGACACAGTTGCGATGTCTTGTCTTGCGGCAAGTCAGCCGACAGCGTCTTATGGAGTTCGCTAACTGACCCTGAGATGTTCACTTGTCTAGAACACGGTGAAACAGCAGTGAAGTTAGGAGAGTTGCCTGAGACTTGGACTAGGTGGACAAAACTTCCGCAAGCGCAAGGTAGCAACCGTGTTGGCGAGATGTATGGCGACAACGACTAAAACAGAAGTCCCTAGCCCTGCCGAAAGGCAGGGTTCAGGGTGCTTTCAAAATTAATAAAAACAAAATAAACACCTCGCTCAGCTGCTGCGATCTTCGCGGCTCGATAGCTGAACGTTCGCTTCGCTCACTTTTCAGCCTCGCCGCTTCAGACGCTGCAGCATCCGCTCGGTGGAAGACAAAATTAATAAAAACAAAATAAAACAACTAGAAGATTACCTGGCTCCCCGTTTGCACTATGCGGTGAAGTGTGAAAGAATTGAAGCAGACAGCGTATCTGTCTAAAGCACCACCTAACTACAAACTAGGAGTAAATTATGTCAAATGACATTGTTTATGAGTTGTCTAGCAACTGCCGTTGCACTGTCTATGACAGTGAAACAGACAGTGAAGTCCTAGACGATAAGGGTAATCCAGTGCCATCTGAGTCCTGTGACGGATGCTGGCAAGATGACCAGAGCAACACCGAGTATGACATCATTCATCCTTGGCAAGAGGCTAATGACATTGCCGACCACGATTATGTTGTTGTAAGTGCAAACAGAGTATCTTGGCGAAATGTTGATGGCTACGCACTTAGCAAGGGTGACTTCAAGAGTATCTTGAAGATGCTTACCTTCGATGGTGATTGGACACTCAAAATCACCTACGATGGCGACAAGACTATGACTGCACAGCGATGGAGCCACGATGAGCCTACAGGCACAGGCATCTTCACCTTTAGGAAAGCCACCGAAGAGGAAATTGAAGATTGGCAACGCCTATGAGCAACTGCACAGTCTGTGATGGCATAGGTGAGATTGCCGAACTTGACCAGTTAGTCTGTATTTGTTGTGACGGACTTGGCTCGAACTGTGTCTGTACCGTTCAGTAATCTAAGCGACAGCCCTGCCGAAAGGCAGGGTTGTTCGCAGCTGAAAAATTAATAAAAACAAAAGAAAACAACTAGAAGATTACTCGCGTTCCTGTTTGACTACGCTTGCCAACTATGGCAAACTTAGACTACGGGTATGCCCGTAGAAAGTAGGTGATTACTATGTCCTTATACATTACCGAGTTAGATATGCGTTTCCCAAGCAACCAAGTTGCCCTATGCGACAAAATTGGTTGTGAGAGTTCAGCCGTTAGCGTCTTATGGAGTTCCCCTAACGACCCTGAATGTTTTGTCTGTGTCCCTTGTGGAGATAGAGCAGTAAAGTTCAACAAGTTGCCTAACCCTAGACCCGTTATGCGATAGCACCAAGAGCCTAGCCCTACCTAGCAATAGGTAGGGTTAGGCAACCCCCAACGCAACACCGATAACAAGGAGAACCAAAATGAACGGACTAACTTTACTAGTCGCAATCGCCGCTTTTTTTGTAGGTAGATGGTTTCAGTATCTACTAACCCAATCAAGCGATAGCAAATGGCAACGCAAGCCCGAACACAGATACAAGAACTCGAAGTAATCACCGAGCAAAGCCTAGCCCTGCCAGAGATGGCAGGGTTAGGTTGCTCAGGTTTTCAAAAAATTAATAAAAACAAAAATAAACAATTAGAAGATTACCAGCATTCAGTTTGCTCTTGCTCGGTATCTATGAAAGAATAGTTGTGTAAGCAACATAACTACTAGGAGATGATAAAATGCTACACCCAGAAACTAACCCTATGTGGCAGACTTGGTATGCCTGTAAGTATCACGGAGAATTCCACGAACTACAAAGCGAACAGCCAACCAAAAAGACAACTGCCGATTGCCCTACCTGCGAAACAGCAACATACCCTTACAACACAAATAACGGAGAAACTGAAATAAGTTTCTAGCACCGAAACGCCTAGCCCTACTTAGCAATAAGTAGGGTTAGGCAACCCCCAACGCAACACCGACAACAAGGAGAACCAAGTGAGCAATTCACAAGAAAAAAGTAGCCCTATTAGTCCAAGACGACTATTAGAAGCCGAGTTTGTAGAGATGAGAAACAAGTTCTTTATTACTTGTTTAGGCGACAAGCAAGAAAAACTAGGTGAAGTGAACCTAAACACGGACTACCGATACGGACCCCAAGGCGAGTTTGTAGGTGGCACCCCCGAGTTCTACTACGACCTAGCCGCAACACTTCTTAGGTGGCTACCAGCTGAAATGCTGACCGAGCAAATTGAAGTCTATAAGAAAAACATAGACACTCTCAACGAAATCGCCTTAGAAAATAGTTAGGTCTTACCTACACCACCGCCCTAGCCCTAGCCGAAAGGTTAGGGTTAGGTTGCTCGGTTGAAAAAATTAATAAAAACAAAATAAAACAATTAGAAGATTACGCAGTTACCAGTTTGACCTTGCTCGGTATCTATGAAAGACTTGTCTCGGGTAGCGTATCTACCCAAAGCACTACCTAACTACTAGTAGGAGAGTTCAAATGAACTATTCACTTATCTTCACCCGTTTCGCCCTATCTATCTCCCTTGTTTTATCCGCTGTAATCTCAATGTTTCTTGCTAAGGAACACTATGCTCAATGGTATTTCTACGACAGCGTAAAGGACTTAGAACAGCACACCACTTGGATTAGCGTTGCCGCAGTTTTGGTTACCCTAGCCTTTGGTAGTTTTGCTTGGACTTGGAAAGCGTTTAGAGATTAGTCAGCACCGACAGCCCTAGCCGAAAGGTTAGGGTTGCTCGGGTTTTTGAAAAAAATTAATAAAAACAAAATAAAACAAACGCAACCTCGCTTCGCTCGGCCGCGTACAATTACCTTTCCTAGCACGCTACGCTCTACGCTACGCCCTACTGCTCCGCTTTGCTACGCTCTACGCTTTGGTCAAGCCCGCATCCGCGGTCTTTCCCTGATAGTTCGCTTCGCTCACGCTGCTTCTATGCTCGCTTCGCTCGCTTAGATGCTCGGTTATGGTATAGAATAGAACTACAGATCTTACAGAATGGACTTTTATGGATCAGAGCACCGATAAATCTGACAAGCAAGCCATAGCTTTTGTTATGGACAGGTACCAAGCTTATGTCGACAGTAAATACGATTTAAACTCCCAAGACAAGCGCGAACTGCTAGAAATCGAAGCAAATTTTAGAATCTGCGAAAAAGACCTAGATTACGAAAAACACCCTGGATTGTTCAGTTTTAGGAAGACTGCGGCCACTCTTTTAGGTATTTAAATAATAAAACCTAGATTTTTTTGCCATTTTTGTCCCTAACCATCACTTTTACCCCTTAGAATAGATATATGTAGAGTTTTGCTTTGCATACGGGAGAACCCAAACAGCAACGACCCCAGAACTAAAGATAACTGAAAGGCAAGGTCGCCAAATGAAAAAGTTCACAACAATATCGCTAGCAACAGTTCTTACTGTTGTTGGATGCTCGGCTTCAATAAGCAAAGCAACCTCCGATGATGTAATGACTAACGCAACATCAGTAACACCTGTACCAAAAACTAAGCCATCGAGCACTACTAACCCTTTGTTGAAGAAGGCAAACGCCTTTAGAGATAAGCAAGTTAGAAACCATGCTCGAATGACTTCAATAGTTAAGTATCTAAAGACTCGAGTTAGCAAGACATCCTATGTCTTCTCTGGCTCGACTCCTTACGGCTGGGACTGCTCCGGCATGGTTCGATGGGCTTATGCTCAGTTCGGACTAGACATCCCACACTCAGCAAACAAACAAGCTCACCTAGGTAGCAGAGTATCTCGCCCTGTACCTGGAGACATTGTCGTATTTGCTTATGCGGGTAGCACCAACTTCTACCACTCCGCTATTTATATCGGAAATGGCAAGATAGTTCATGCTCACCAGCAACGCAAGACAACCGTAATCGAACCACTGTCTAACTACAAACGTAGTCAGATTAGGTTTGTCCGGATAGTTGAGCAAGCCAACTGGTTACACTGATGTAGCCATCTACAACCCTCTAACCATAAAAAGCCCCTAGCTAATACCTAGGGGTTTTTTATGATAGTATCCAACTATGGAATACATACTCTTTTCGTTTGCGGGATGGCTATTGTTTGCTATACTGGTACTTGCCATTGGTCTAGCCACAGTATGGTTATTGTTTACCCTACTTAGCCATATCACTAGCAACTCTCAGCACGACATATTAGATAGCGAGCACAATGACCACTGATCAGTTCTTATACCTACTAGCCCTAGCCATACTTTCTGGTATCCTTGTTGGAACCCTTAAAGCTTTTCTTTCTCGTATACGGTTAAAGAAGAAACTCAAAGCACCGTTACTTGGCGTTGTACTTCCTAGTACACAAAACCTTGTATCTAAAACCCCCTCAAAACAATCTAAAACAAAAGGATAACTTCTAATGATTAAACTCTTAGCAATTCTAAGAAACCTTGTTTGGCCTTCTATTCTTTCTATGCTATGTATAGTCTTGGCTATCGTAGTTACTCTCGTAGACTCAAGTAACTTGGCTCTAGCCATATCCTTTGGACTATCTTCTATAGCTTTGGCTATCTTGGCTCAAAGGGTTTAGGAACCTTCTAGCCATGAGCAATGATTCAAATAGATACAGAGTCCCTGTTCCTGTAGACATCTCTAAGGTCTATGAGAACTTACCTGAACCTGCTGGCCCTGCGGTAGTTAGTAACAATCGCACTGATGATGTCAGGCTTGATGCTTGCATTTACAAGAACATCCATGCAAGAAAGTCTCTAACCATTCATCATCTTCAAAGACGTCTAGCCGAACTTGGCTATACGGAAGCTAGCCATGACAAAGATGGTTGGTATGGGGATCTAACTAAGATGGCAATAGCAAAGTTTCAGGAAGATCGAGGCTTCGAATCTACCGGCATCGTTGATGCGGCTAGCTTCTTGGCGATCTTCGATGGCGACGTAAACGTCACAACCATAGTCTAGCCATAAATCAAACTCGCAGGGCTGCCCGCCGCGGCCGTGACTGGAGTTGAACTTTTATTTAGTTATGACTCAGACTTTTTGACCTCAATCATTCGCTACAAAGCCTGTCGGCTTTGTCAACTTCGTTGACGCTCATGGTTGAGATCAAAAGATCTGAATCACAAGCAAAGCTTGTTTCTTCTGGGAGCATTCCTCAAAGTTGGACTGTATCTCAAGCCTGTACAATAGATAGATAAGACTTACATATACAAGACTGGAGTTGAACTTTGGCTAAAAGTTTAATGGAACAACTGGCTTTGCTTTCGCCTGAAGAGCAAGCTCTTGCTTTGAATGGGATGGACCCTGACACATTGCTATGGGACTGGTCTGTTTGGGGAAGACCTGAGCAACAGGCACCTGAGGGAGACTGGGCAATCTGGGCATACATAGCTGGTCGTGGAGCAGGCAAGACTAGGACAGCAGCTGAATGGGTAAGAGAGCAGGCCAAGTACACAACTGAAGGTCAACGTCGCTTTGCTCTTGTTGCTAGAACAGCAGCAGATGTTAGAGATGTTATTGTTGAAGGAGAGTCTGGGATTATGAATGTCACTCCTCCTAGTGAGAGACCTTTGTATGAACCTTCTAAGAGAAGACTAACTTGGCCTAATGGAAATACTGCTACATGCTTCACAGCAGATGAGCCTGACTCACTTCGTGGTCCTCAGTTTACTCATGCTTGGGGGGATGAGGTAGCTGCTTGGAGACAGACACCTGACGCAGCAGGTATGACTGCCTTTGACAACCTTCGTGTTGGTACTCGTCTTGGTCGTAATCCT